GGGGGTGTCGCGCCGCCGGACTTGGGGGATGGGGTTCGTTACCTGGCGTCGCACAGATGCAGCCATTCAGCCCCCGGCGACTTCAATTCAATCAAAGTCTCCAAGGCGATTCCCGCTGCGACGATCAGAACTGAATCTCTGGCGGCGTAGGCTCTGGCGGCGTAGGCTCTGGCGGCGGCGGCGGCGGCGTCGTAGGCGGCGTCGGCGGCGGCGGCGGCGTCGGCTCTGGCGGCGTCGGCGGCAGCTCTGGCGGCGGCTTGCGATCCCTCTTCTTCACACTGCTTTGCCTCGGCCTCTAATCCAATTGCGCGCATCGCAATCGGGACAATCCGCTGGATCGTCTTGCGCGCCACTCGCTTCGAGAACTCTACGTCGTCCACGACGCCCCTCGAACCGAGTTGGGCGACGGCCAGCTTCCGCATCCCCTTGGCGCGGACATCGTTTGACGACCATGCCGAATCGTTCAACGAAATCTTGAACGCGCGCACGGCCGACGACACGCAGGTTGGCTCGTCGCCGTGGGGCAAGCCCATCGCGTAGCACACGGCGGCCTCGACGCACATCTGGCCCGGGATCGGCTCGCCCTTGCCGCAGCAAAGGCCGGCGTCCACGGTGTCCAACAGGGTGCGAACTAACGTCTCGGTGATCTCTAAGGTCTTGGTCATCGAAATTCTCCTTCGCTGTCGTTGGTTAAAATCCGGGCGGCCCGTTAAGGGCGGGCGGAGGGCTAGGGCTTGAAGGTGCCCTTGTTCTTGACGATGTTTTTCATGATCGCGGTGAGGCGATCATCGCAATCGGCATATTGGTAGCCAAGTTCCTGTGCGCGACGGGCCGCTTTGATGTCTTTGTAGTGATGGACGTCCGTCTCGAAAGCAGACTCCACCAACTCCATCTGCTTCTTCGAGAAGCCGGCCTTGCCGAGCTTTTGGTGGATGAACTCGCGGCGGTTGTCGCTGCCGAAGTAGTCTTTGGTGCGCACGCCGTCGAACATCCGTGCGTAGCCGATGAGCATCCCGCCGATGCCGCACACTTGGCAGGTGGCCTTTGTCGCGTAGTCGCCGAGCTGCGTGGGAGCGTTCGTCGGCAGGCGATGAAACAAAGAGTTTCCTTCGATGTGAACGAATCCTAGGTGACAGGCCGCTAGCTTCCCGGCCCTCAACTGCTCAATCACGTCCCTCGCGATCGCCACGCGGGCCTGCGCCTTCGTCATCACCTTTCCCGTCACCGTCTTCATCGCCGACTCCTTCTCTCTGGTTTGTGGCCTACTCCCCCGCCCCGTGTTCCCGCCCGCACACTGGGCACGCGTCCCCGGTCAGCCGGATCGACCGAAAGTGAACGTCGGGGTCGCGGACAATCCACCCCTTCCGCTCAAGCGCCTCTACATGCTCAAAGACGGTCGTCTTGGAAACGCCCATCCGGTCCGCGACCTGTTGCATGGTCGGCGCGGCCTTCGTCTCGGCCATCAACGCCTTGATCGCGTTGAGCGTCGTGTGTTGCGCGGGGGATAGGGGTTTGTGGTCCATCGGGATCTCCGGGAAGTCGATGCGTTAAGTCAGCCGCGCCGGGCGCTTCCGCCCGGTCGCCAAGTCGCACTCGCGCTGGTAGCTGGCGAACACCGCCAAATGCTCCGGCCGGATCAGCCACGGCGAGGTCGGGATCCGGTCGTCCTCCCGAATCCGCCGCGTCAGGTCGGCCGTCGCCGCCATCACGAGATCGCGGTTCGTCTGCCGCTCGCCTGAAAACTTGACCATCGTCGCGCACCCGCACCGTTGCCACGTCGCCACGTCGTCCTCGTCCGCCAGGCGGCGGAACAGGCTCGCGCCGGGAACGCTCGTGTTCGGCCACGCGTCGCCGGCGATCCACGCGGCGTAAATCCCGCCCGGGTTCGCCGTCAGGTATGCGACGTCCTGCGCGTACCGGTCGGCGCGTTCGACGGTGGGTGCGGGTCGGCGTTCTGTTAGGGTTGCGGACATGGGGGTGTGAAACGTTGAGTGTTTTTGTAATTCAGACGCGGCGGTCGGTTTGGCTACCTTGCCGCACATGGAGTCAGACGGCGATGTCCCGATCGGCCTTGGCGTGCGTGGCCGCCGCGAACCTCACGGCGCGGCCCAGGGCGTCCAAGCGCTCGGCGGGGTCCTCGACCTCGGCGACGGCTTCGAGGGCGCCGGTGGGGATGCCCTTGAGGACGGCACGGTCACGCTTCAACTCGCCGATGATGTCCAGCAGGTCGGCGCAGTCGGATTCGACGAGGAACGGGCGGATTCCGACGTCCCACCCCCGACGCATCGCGCGTTCCATGATGTCAATCGTCTCGTCGCTTGCCGGGCGAGTACCCGGGACGTATGCGGCGTCGTCGGCGGTGGCGTTGGGTTGCTCGGTCATCGGGCTCTCCCGGGGATGAGGTTGGGGCACGCGGGGCGGACGGGGGGACGGGCGGGGCTACTTGCCGGTGGCTTTGGCGATGGCGTCGCGAACGGCATCTACCGTGCCGTTGATTTCGTCCGGGTGCATGAACGAGGGGATTTCGTCGTCGAACAGTCCCGCCTCATGCATCTGCCGGAACATGTCATTGACGCGATAGAGTGCCGCCAGCAGGTCCGGCGCGGCGGCGATCAGGCGGGCGTTAGCCGCGTCCCGCTGAATGTCGTCGGCAGTCGGGTCGGCCGTCCTCCCGACCTCGATCACGATCCCCGGCTTGGGGTTGCGGTTCGTTCGGTCACAATTGGCGACAAGGTCGGCGCGGTCATCAGGGCCGGCGTAGATGCGCCACCACGTATTGCCGTCGGTGACGGCTGGGTGGCGTTCGCTCTCTGCCCGCCAAGGCCCAGCCGTGTGCTTAGTCGCGTCTTCCGTCGTCGCAATTTTCATAGCATCAGACATGGAACGGCTCCGGTGGAAAGGTTGGGGTTAGCGGCGGCGACGGGGCGGTTAGGCGGCGGACGGTTCGGTGTGAGCATGTCGCGCGACGGCGGCCTCACGAATGCCAGCGTCCTGCGCCTTGCGGGGGAGTTTTCGGAAGGCACGCAGGGCAGCGCCGATCGCCGTAGATAGCGGCACGCCCCGCTCACGCTGGATCTCGTCAGCGACGCCGTAATCGGCGTCGCGAATCTTGATGCTCTTGAAGTTCGGACTCGCCATGTAGAAGTTTTTACACTGCCCGTTAATCGATTTCAACTCAAAATTCATTGTTGCAACTCAATTGAATCGTCAAATCGGCGATAACCCCTTATGCAATTACTAGTTGCGAAAAGTGGAAAAATTTCTACGCTTGCCTGTTGCGTGGATACTGAATCAGTGAAGCGGAAGGGATTGACCGTCAACCTCACCGCTGATGCAAGGACGGTTATTGAGTCAATTCGCGATGACACGGGCATCCCCAACACGGAAGCGATGACCCGAATTTTGGAATGGTTTGCGACCCTCGACCGGAAGTTTCGTCTGGCGATCCTGAACCGGGATGAGGAGACGCGGCGGGAGCTGGCGGGAGACGCACTGTCAAAGATGGCGGGCGTGGACGGAATCAGCCTGAAGGCGACGGCCGACATGACCCCCGACCAAATGAAAGAGGCGATCCGTTTTCTAACGGACCGCCTCCATGACGTCGCGGTGACTTCGCAAAAGCAAGCGGCGAATGCGTTGAAGCGAGAGCAGAAGGGCAAGTGACGCGATCAGCCACCCAACCCGGTGACGCCGTACCTTGCGAGGTCGTTCGCGACCGCCTGCGCCGCCTCCGCGTACCGCTCGCCGTCGTCGGGGTTGTCGGCGAACGCGAACTCACCCGCCAGCCGCTCCATCAGCGCCGCCCGCTGCTGCTTGTTCGTCACGTTGCACCGTTCGACCAGCCATACCTCCAACGACCGCCGCGACGACGGCAGCCCGGCGTCGACCAGACTCGTCTTCCGCTCGCGGTTGGCTCGCGCGTCCCGCTTTGCCTTTCGTTTCTTCGCGCGGGCGTTGGCCATTTCCTCGGACGTGTAGAGCCCGCCGAGCTCCTGCGTGTGCGCCTTGCGCAGCGCCGCCGCCTCCGCGCACCGCTCCAGGCTGATGCACCGGTATTCGTCCCACACGCGGCTCACCCCCTCGCCCGGGTAAAAGTCGCTCCACCGCGCGACGCCGGTATGCTTCACCTCCCGCTCGCCGGCGAACTTGTAGACGGTCACCATCGCCGACACGGGCGTAGCCGGGTCGTCGCCGAACTCGAATACGACCGGGTCGCTCCCGCCCCGCTGGCCGGTGCGGTCCGCGATCAGGCGCAGCCCGCCAATTCCGACGATGATCTTGGGCACCGGCCCGCCTTTGGCGTCGTCGTGCTCGACGTCGAGATAGACTTGATCCGCCCAGGGGCTGAGGCCCCGCTGCTCACAGACGGCGATGAAATAATCGAAGTGCTCTTGCGACACGTTGGGATACTTCACCCGCTTGAGCGCGGCGAGCCTGATGCTGCGGATCGTCGCATTAGCCGTTTGCACCAGCGGGTGAGTTGCGTCCGCCGGGTCCGCCGAATCCGCTTCGCTAGTCGCTGGTGCGACGACTTCCCCCGGGTCGCCGATGAACTTGCCCCACACCGCGCGGAACATGCGCGTCAGCGTGTCGACATCCACGCCAAACCGCGCGACCGCTTTCGACAACGGGTAAACATCCGGCCCGTCACCTGTGGGCACCGGCACCGGACGACCATTGACGTCTTCAAAAAACATCTCCATACCGAACCTCCCGAGAGTGTCGGCGCACCGGTAGCCGTGCCCCGCGTGCGCCCCGTTAAGTTGAAACGCGGTTATACGACCCGCACCGGGCTTCCCTGCCCCCGCTGTTCGTCCGTGGCCTCCGTGCGATCCGAGGTCATCCGTGACGGGGCGGACATTACCCTAACAGTTTCGATGCTGCAAGAAAAATCCGATGGCTCTTTTCCGGTTGGTTTAGCGGATTCGGCGAGATGTTGGAGCTGGGGCCGGACGGCGTCGTCGCTTTTTCCGGCGGGCGCGGGACGGACGACATGTGTCGGCAGGCAGAGGCGGCGGGGGTGACGGTGTGGCGGGTGGGTGCGCGGCGGGCGTGCGGCGTGGACGTGGAGGACGGGTGAAATGAAATTCGTGAAGATTGGCGAGGTCATCCTAAATCTGGATGCCGTGGCTTCTGCACAACGCTTTGGCGATAGGGAAGTTGTTGTCCGGATCATCGGCACCTATCCGGAAGGGAAACACGAGAGCGTTCGATTTGTTGGCAAGGACAGTGTTGCCCTTTGGAACGCCCTTGAACTTGCGATTAACGGAGGTTCTTGATGAAAGTACGAACGCTACTGCTTGTGGCACTGCTTGTGGCTATCTCCCTAGCCTCATGGGCGGACGACAAGCCCACCAAGCCCGACGCCGTTGACCCCGAGGCGTACAAGGCGGCGGTCGAACGGCTCAACGCGAAGACTCGTGCCAGAGACGAAGCTAAGGCGAGAGACAAAGAGAACGATACCCCTTCGGCTTCAAAAGCAACTAAGTCGCCAGAGGCCAAAAAACTTGATGAGCGCGCCGCAAGGTGGGACGCATCAAAAAAGGCAATGGCGGTTTTTGAGAAGGTGGACTACGACCGATTCGAGGATGTGACGACGCGAAGCGTTACCATTCCTGCTCGGCTTGGCGACGCGAATTTCAGTTTGACGATCGTGATGATTCACAAAGGGCGGAATCTGTTCTTTCCTCCCGTCAAACGTCCCGCGTTCTTCGATGAAGCCGAGGGGAAGGAGCCGAGTTTTTATTTGACCGTTACCCCGCCAGCCGGCACGAATTTCGGGCGTGAAGCGGCCATTGTTCTGGCAAAGGGCGAAAGGACAAAACTTGCGCCCGGACCTACTCTGACCGGCAGTGAACGAGCTTACCAGATTGATATGACGTCGCTCGGAACAATGATGCTTGCGGCCCCGGAGATCCGATTCGGCGATACCGAGGTGGCAGTGACTAGTGACGGGTTAAGGAAGATCCGGTTGGCGGCTACGGCGGGCCTGATCGTGGATTGGCTCATATACGAGCATGCCGTTCCGGACCTCGGCGAGTTCAAGTAGCGACTCACTGATATACGAACCCGCCCGCGATCGCGTGCCGGCAGACGGTGATGAACCCGGCATCCCCCGAGTTGGACGCCGGCACGGGCACCGAAAACGTGTGCGTCCCGCCCGTCACCGCGATCGTCGCCGTCCCGATCTCGTGCCATTGGTCGTCGTCGTCCGTGCCGACCCAGAGCGTCACCTCGACGTCCTGCCCGGCCGATCCGGTCGCCTGGGCGGGGTCGGACACCTCGACGTCCAGCGACGTGCCGCCGACGTTGGTCACCTTGATGCCCGGATCGGACCGCACGCCCGACGCGAAGTTGGCGTAACCGAAGTGGACGTACGACCCGCTCGTCGTCAGCTTCATCGCGTCCCGGGCTTCGTTCAACAACCACGGACCGAGGATGTCACCCTTGACCGCGCTGATCGCGTCCGTGTAGGCGTTGGTTGTCACCACGTCGGCCACCAGGTCGGCGGTGTCGACCCACGCGCCGGCGCTACGGAGCTGGATGACGCCGGTCGCGAGGTTGCGCGACTTGTCGCCGTTCGCGAAGCTCGCGCCGTCGGTGTACGCGGTCGCAGCCCCGTCCGCGTGTTCGCGCGGGTATCGGCGGGTCGGGCGGTAGTTTCCGGCCCCGAGCAGGTATTCCCACACGGAGTACGCGTTCGTCGACGTGCCCGCGATCGGGAGTTGCGTGACCTGTGACCCCTGCCACCAGACGAGCGACGCCGGGTATTCGCCGTTCACGAACGCGTCCCCGTCTGCCGGCTCGTCCTTGACCCAGTACAGGGCGGCCATGCTTTGGATCATCGCGTAAAATCTGGCGTACGCGGCGTTTTGGCCGACCGCCGATACCGATGGGTCCAGTGTCGCGTCAAAGCCAGGAGTCGTGCCGATGTCGGTGTCCCCCCGCTCGTACTTCGCCGCGCGCAGCATGTCGTGATCCTCGCTCCACGCGAGGTTGTCCCCGGTCGTCCAGACGTGATCGAACGCGTGCGGCATCAGGTGTTGTCGTTCAGGCGGGGGTAGTCGATCGTCCAGAGCCCGTTATTCGACGTGATGACCTGGAAGTCTTTCGTGGGCGACTTAAATTGTATATCCGCGCCCCCCGAGTGATCTGCTGGCGTGGGCGTGGCGTCGTCAGTGAAGTCGCCATCGGCGAATTCCAAGACATTCGACGTACCGTTCTCGTCAGGAATGCGGATGTAGCCGATATCCCTAATTCGCCCATCCCAGTCGTCCCCGTTGACGGCGCTGATTCCGGTGCCCCGGTCAAAAATCCAATGCGCGGTCGTCGGGGACGTTTGATACACCACGCGCCACATGACCACGATGACCGTCTCGTCGGTCGCCAGCGAATGTCCGGCTCTGATGATCTCATTCAGGTTTGTCGCTCGAACCGTCCTGGCAATCCCCGGCTCGGTGCGAATCTCCCCGTCAAAAAGGTCGCCCGCGTTCAGTGTCGGCTTAGGCGAAATCAGCTTGACCCAATACCGGGGCTGGGTCGTATCGTCGGCGTCGGGATCGTCCGCGTTCGGGTCGTCCGGCGCCGGCGTCGGGCCGTGATCTGTGATAATTCCCATCCATATCGCTGAGATAATGCCGTCGCCGATCCGCTGGGCCGGGCGGTTGGTCGCCAGCGATTCCCTGAGTTGCGCGATCGTCTTGTGCGTGTCAAGCGCGACGGCGCTGAGCTCGGTGATCGCCGGCTTGCCCGGCATGAGCTTTCGGAGTTGGAAGGTCGGTTCCATCGCGAGGGTTACCGGAAGGCGTCCACAAGGTCTAATTCGTTGAAGTCCGCTTCCCCCAGGATTTCCGGCTGATACCAGCCGTTGCCCTTCTTCTGCGTCGGCCACCCGCCCGCCTTGGGGTCGATATCGTTCGGGCGTAGCCCCGTGTTAATGTCGCGGAAGACGAGCAACGGGTCCCACCCGATCCCCTCGATCTTGTCGCCCTCCAGGGTGGGTTTCTTCCGGCGGACGAATCGGTAGGTCGTCACCCAGTCAAACTTCGCGGCGCCCCGGACGACCTGCTGGTCCGCCAAATCCGCCATGTTCGTCGCGATCGGCGATTCGATTTGCGCGGTGATCGCCTCGCAAAACCACTCGCGCGGCTCGCGGTTCTGCCACTTCTTTGAGTTTAGGCGGCGGACGTACTTCTCGATCTTCGCGTCGGGGCTTTCCTTTTCTAGGTAGACGATTTCGAGCGTCCCCTGCGGGAGCGGCATTGGCACGTCGGGCGCGAAGTCGTAGGCGTAGCCGCCCTGCCCCGGCTTGGTCGGGTCGGGGTCGGGGAACACGACGCCCGGCTTGGTGACCGCCCCGCCAACCGTTGCCGGCCCCTTGTAACCGACGAATAGAATCTTCCCGTCGCGGTCCAGGTTCGTCGTCCCGTTGTAGGTCACCCCGGAATACCGCACGTCGAGCAGCCGGCGGCGGACCTTGACGTAGGTCACGTCGACGTACACCGAATCGCGGGAGTTGCCTGACGGGCGGACGTCCACCTTGCGGACGCGCATGTCGGGCATCGTCGGGTGCTGTTGCCCGGCCTTGGGCGTGACCCGCGTCCCGTCGCTGGCGATGATCGCGTCGTCGGTGATCGCCGACGTAGACGGCAGCCCGCGAATGTGGAGCCGGCGCACGAGTTGGCCGCCCCGGTCGTCCTCGGTGTAGCCGTGCCCAAGAACGATGTCTTCGGTGATGGTTGCCATTTTAGCTTTGCTGGGGAATGACGGCGGAGCGTCCGAGCAGTTCGACCATGGCGCTGAGGAGCTGGATGATCTTTTGCGTCGGCGTCGAAACGGACTCGCCCGGCGACAGGCTGGCGTTGAGGTTCAATGCGTCGTCACCCCCCATCTTCTTGACGTAGGCGCTGGTCATGCGCTGCGCCCGCACCCGCGCCATCGTCTCGGGCCTGATGTTGAACGGGTCGGATGCGGCGGAGTGGGTCGCGAGGTCTACGATGTCGGCGTTCCCGCCGCCACGCACGACGAGCGACGCCTGGAGCGCCCGCGCCCCTGCCAGTGCATCCATCCTCGCCCTTGCCTTGTACCCCCCGGCCTCGGGCGCTGCCGTGATTGCCGCGTCGTATCCGCGAAGCGTGGTGAACGCGTTCTCGTCGTCGAGCGACAGGCCGTGATTATTCACCCGCATTTGCGAGGCGGCGATCCGCGTCTGACTGCCGAACGTGTCGGCCCAGAGCGAGCGGTTCTGGTCCGCCACCATCTTCTTGTACCGCGCGTCGCCCAGCCGCTGCGTCAACTCCTGCAACTCGGGTTCCGCGAGGTCGGCCGCCGCCTTGTTCTCCGCCCGCATGGCGACGCGGGCCGCCTCGCGCGGGTCGCGGGCCGTGTCCAGCCCGGTCGCGGCGATCCGCGCCCGCATGACGTCCTGCTCGGCGTTGAGTTCGGCGCGGGCTCGCGCGACGCGGGCGGCGACGTTGACCTTTTTCGCGACGTACGCCGACAGTGCCGACCGGGTGGCCTGATTCGTCGCCGACCCGAACCCCTGGGCGGACACGCGTTCCCCCGCGTCGTCGATGACGATCCCGTTTTGGCCGTACTTATCGACCATCCCCTGTAATTCCTCTTTCCCTTCCGCCTCCGCCCCCAGCGTCCGGCTGCGCGTCAGCCGCGCCGCGTCCACCGCGGCCGAACGGATGTCGAGGTTCGCCTCCATGCGCACCTTCAGGGCGCGCGTGAACCCGCTGGCCTCGTCGAACAGCTTGACGATGGACCCGATGACCGGGGTGGACTTCCACGATTCGGCGAGGTTGACGCTCGCCTGCATACCCGCTTGCGAGTTGGCACCGGCCGCGCCGATCGTGAATCGTTGGTTGGCGTCGTACGCCGACGTGCCGGCGATCCGCATGGCCCCGTCGAAAATCCCGACGGCCTTCAGTGCGCCGAATATCCCTCCGTAATCGGCGGCCCGCGACGGGGCACGGCCGGCCCTCCAAACCTTTCGCAATCGCTTGGCTTCACCATCCCCGTCCTCCCCCCCCTCTTCCGCCTTCATCTGGTCGAGGAACTTCTTCTCAAGGTCCATCCGCTCCTGATAGAGCCTGTTCGCGGCGGCCAACGACGCGCGGGCACCGGCGGGCGTGTCCGCGACGCCCGGCACTCCACCGGCATTGGCGATCCGGGCCGCGATGCCTTCCGAGCCCGACCCGGCGCGGGCGCTCATCAACTGGCCCGCGCCGTCGTAACTTCGGAAGCGTTCGACCTCGACCGGCTCGCCGTACAGGCGACGATTCGCCTCCGCCCGCACCGTCTCCGCCCGCGCCGCGTTGCGCATCGACCGGATTTCCGACGCCATCACGCCGCGGATCTCGGCCTCGACGCCCGAGAACCCGGCCCGCAACGGCGCGGCCGGCTGCCCGGCCCGTGCCGCGCTCAACTGCTGCTGCGTGATCGCACCGGCGCGCACCGCCGCGGTCGCCAGGCCCTTCTCGTCCAGCTCCACCGCGACGCGGATCTTCGCGTTCTCCCGCTCGATCTTCCGCAACGACGTCTGCAAGGAACGCACGAACTGCGTCTCCTCGTAGTCGATCTGCGGCTTGACCTTCAGGTCCTTCGACGCCTGCGCGACGTCGGCGCGCAGCTTGGCGAACGCCTGACGCGTGTCCGGGTCCTGGAGGATGACCGGGATGGACACGCCGCCGGAACCGACGCGCGCGGCTTGTAGGTTGGCAACCATAGGGTGTTAGCAGCCGAGGCCCGAATAGCGGGGCGGGGCGTCGTCGCGGCCGTCGTCCCCGTTCAACCGGCGGATGCCCTCTTCCAACGCCTTGTTCTCGCTGTCCTCGTAATCGTCAACGTGGTCGCGGGCGGCCCGCAGCCGGGCGTCGAACGCGCCGAACGACAGGGTAAACGCGTCGGCGACTTGGTCGAAGACGGCTTCGATCAGGCACTTATCGCCCCACCAGTCACGTTCGGGTCCGCCGGCACCGGCGGGGTCAGGTCCGTCGTCGTCCCGCTGATCGTCCCCGGCTCCGTTACCGGGTAGGTCAGCGGCGCCGTAGGGTTTGCGGGCGCACCGCCGTCGCCGTAGGTGCTGGTGTCGACGGGCTTGACCTTGCCGACGGCGTCGGGCTCGTCGGGCTCGGCCTGGCGGATGCCGAACGGCGCGACCAGTTGCCAGAAGATCGCGTCCCGGTCGGCGTCGTCGATCTCCGGCATGGCGTCGCCCGGGTTGGCCTTCTGCCAGCTCTGCGCGAGGAGCGTCTTCTGCGCCTGGCTCTCCGGTCGCTTGAGCCATTCGAGGAACGTGTCGAGGCGGTTGAACTGCTCGCGGTCGAACTCTCGCACGAGCCGAAGCTTCTCGCGAAGCTGGTCCTCGGGCGGCAGTTCCGGCCTGATCCATTCCTCGAAGTTGGCGACCAGCGCCGCCTTCTGCCGTTTGCGCTCGTGCGGGACGTAGCCGTTGGTGCCCGGCGTGGCGGGGTCGCCAAACACGTCGTAGGGCGTCAGGTGCGCGAAGCGGAGCTCCGCGCCCCCGGCGATGGGGGTGTAGTTCAGGTAGTCCAAAGGGTTCCCGTGTGAAGTGTTCCCCTATTGCGCCCCCGCGGACGGGGGTTACGAGCCCGTGCTCCAGGTCGTCGTGATGTCGCCGGAGTTGAGAAAGTTGTACGCAAGGCCGACGGCGCCGCGGATCCGGCTCCCGGTCAGGCGGAGGTTGCTGATGATGAGGTTTCCCGCCAGCGTCGTCCCGGTGGCGACGGTGATCGTCCCGGCGCCGCCCACGTTGTTCGTGTTCGACCCAAACCCCGGGTTGGTGCTGGCCGCGCTGTCGCGCGCGAATCCGGTCGCGCTGCCCGTGAAATCAGGCGTCGCGTTCGACACGTTGGCGGAGTAGACGTCGTTGCCGTACGACGTCACGTTTTCCGTGGCGACGCTCTCGCCCACGTCCATGCTCTGAAAGAGCGCGTTAAAGCCAGTGGGAAGGGCGACGGCTCCCGCGGCCGGGCTGCAAAGGGTTGCGGACATCGAAGATGCTCCTTTTCGGAGTGATTAGGTTGCCGGCGTCGTTGAGGGTCTTGTCCTTGCCCGACAGACGTCGGTAGACGTCGAGCAGGAAATCGTCCATGAAGACTTCGTTGGGGACCGCCGCCCGCTTGTTCTGCGGCAGGGTCGTGGTCAGTTCACAACTGAAATCTCTTAGGTCGAGGTAGGGGTAATGCACCTTCAGGTGCGCGAGGAGTTGGCTGGGCGTGGCGATGTTCGCCTTGCCGTCCGTCCAGAACGTCTGCGTGCGGCTGGTCTTCAGCCCGCGGGCGGACCAGTTCCACCAGTAATGCATTCGGCCGTTGACGAGTGGCATGGCGGTTACTTCGCGTCGGCGACGGGCGAGGTGGCGGTGACGGCGGCGGGCTTGTCGCCGGCGCGGGCGGCCGACACGAACTTCATCCCGGGGTGGGATCTTTCGTATTGCGCTTTGAGGCCCTTCTCGGGCGTGCTCGTGCGCACCTCGGCGGTCAACTTCGTGCCGTCGGGCCCTTCGGCCACGACGTTCCAAACGGTAAGGGAGGGCATGGGACGGGACTCCTGCTTAGGGCGCGAGCGTGTAGAGGTAGGTGACCATCACCTGCCATTCGTCGGCGCCGGTCTGTTCTTCGGGGGGAAGTTTCATCGGCAACGCGTCGCCCTGGCGGAGCACGTTGGTCACGGTCCCGCTGGCGAGCGTCGGGCGGAAGTTGTCGAACACGCCGATCAGCGTTTCGATCAGCCCGACGGTGGCGAGCATCCCCTCGCCGACGGCCTTGAACTGGACGTAATAGTCGCCGAACGCGACGCCCGGGTAGGCGGTCGTCGGCGCGGGGATGCTGGCGACGTCGCACACGAGAAACGGGGTGGCCGTCCCCTTGTTCGCCGCGCCCCAGTAAAGCGCGTATGTCGTCCCGTCCGCCCAGAGGTTGCCGGTGAACGCGTCCGTCAGGGACGACGTCGCGGCGAATTTCGCGTTGAGCTTGGTCTGTAGGTCGGCGGTCATTCGTCTTGTCCGGGTTCGCGCCCGCTCAGGATGTCGATGATGCCCGGCACCGCCGCCATCGTGGCCCTAAAAACGGTGTGCTTGGCGGGCTCGTGCTTGCTGCCGAACTCGTGGAAGGCCGAGTAAAACTCGCCGACGACGACCTTCCACCCGTCGGGGGTGCGGACGGTGTGAATCGACGCGGCCTCGTCGCCCGTGCTCTTATATTCGGCGGGCGTCCCCCCGCCCGGCACGGCTTGCCAGACGACGTTCTGGTGGTAGGCCGCGGCCGCCGGCATCCGCTCGCGGACGTCGTCCATCGCGAGCTCCACCAGCTCCCCCAGCCCCTGCTCGTCAACGGTGGCGTTCATGTTGGGTCGGCCTTACTTCTGCGTCAGCGTGCTGCCCGCGTTCCGCGTGATCGACGACCACGAGACGTGACCGGGGTTCGCCGGGTTGGCCACGATCGTCGCGTTGCCGTAGACGACCAGCGACGCAAAGCTGACGTCCGACGGGTTGCCGGTCATGTAGAGCACGGCCCCGTCGTACAGGGTCACGGCGCCGGTGATCGTGTCGCCCGACGTCGCCTTGCGGATGTCGAGGTAGCACGTCCCGCCGATGTTCAGGTTGGCGATCGTCCCGGCGCCGGCGAGGTACGTCGTCGCGCCCCGGCTGTTGGTCACGGTGCCCGACGCGGCCCCGCTGTTCAGCTTCAGCGTTCCCCCCGACTGTGTCACGGCGGACCACGTCAGCCCGATCCCGCCGTTGAGCGTCCCGCCCGTCTGGTTGATCGTCGCGAACGTCGCGGTCTCGGCGACGGTCGTCGTCGCCAACCCCACCAGCCCGCCCAGCATGTTCAGCGTGTTCGACGCGTGGGATCCCAAGAGCCGCACGGGCTCGAAATTGGTGTCGGCGGCGGATTGCGACGTCTGGTAGACGGTCACGGTGGCCTGCGCCGTCCCCGTGTTCAGCTTGAACCGCCCGGACCCGTTGGCGGGCGTCCCCGTGTTGTTCCCGGCCGCGCCGATGCTGACCAGCGTGGCCGGCTGGATCAGGTAATCGTTCTTTCGGCAGAGGATCGTGCCCGTCGCCGGCGTCGTCGGCGTGCCCGCGACGGTGTAGGTGAACGTCGTCCCCGACGCGGTCAGCAGGGTAAACGTCCCGTCGTAATCGCCGCCGCCCGACCCGGTGATGACGACCGTGTCCCCGGCGGCGTAGCCGTGGGCGGCGGACGTGGTCGCGGTGGCCGTGCTGCTGCTGCGGGTGATCCCGGTGACGCTCTTCGTGGCCTGGGCGGCGATCCCGCACGTCCCGGTGAACGTCAGGGGCACGGACAGGCTGGCGAGCGTGTCGGTGTTCAGTAACCCGCCGTCGATCGTGGCCGAACTGTTCAGGATGGCGACGGAATCGCCTGCGGCGGGCGCGGTCAGGGTGGACCAGTTCGTCGCGGACGAATAGGCGATGCTGCCGCTGGAGGTTTGGAGATAGGGCGATGCCATTGATTTAGACCGTCCTCAAGTTCGCCGCCACGACGTAGAGCGGCAGGCTCATAATCCCTTCGTTGCGGAAGTCCTGGAACGCCTCGACGACGAAATAGCCGCTCACCCCGGCGAGCGTGATCCGGTCGGCCGACTTGGCGCCGATGTCGGCGTCGAAACAAATCGCGTGACTGACGACGATGTCGCGCCGGGCGAACGCCTTCGCGATGTCCGACGCCGGGTCCATCGGCCAGAAGGCGCACTTGATGCCGTCGGCGAGCGTCGTCCACGCGGCGACCGCACCGCCGGCGGCGTCGGCCGTCGGGCGGTTGCGCTGGTGCGTGGCGCGCTCTTGCATCAGGGCGCGAAATAGGCGGGGGGCGCGTGGCATCAGTTCTTCGATTCCTTCGTGATGACGATCGTCAGGACAACGACGCCGGCATTCTCATAGGCGGCATAACCGCCCCGCGGCGCGACCTCTCGCACTGCGGATTGTTCGGTCACCGATAGCGCATTCGCGCCCGCCATGTGGTGTCGGATGGCCGCGACAATATCTTCTTCCGTGGGCTTGATGCTCACCTCGCACCTCCATTGCTCTTTAACCGCTCTTTTCGATCACGCTTCATTCGGCGCAGCTTCTCTGTCTCCCGGCAGATTTCCGTGGCATATTGGCGGGCGGTCAAGCCTCGCATGTATCGCAGGCTGGACAGTTCGCCCTCTATCGCGGCGATGGCGTGATCTAAAACCTCAATCGGCACCGTCGAACTCACCGCACACCTCCGATAAACGCGCTGTCGTCGATGTAGCGGCGCAGGTCGCTCCGCACGTCGTCCTCCTGCGAGTCGCTGAGCTTCAGCACGCCCGGCCCCAGCCGCACCTCGGTCACGCCCTGCCCGATCGACGCGGTGTAGTAGATGTCCTGAACCATCATCGCGCACACCATCGCGACGTCCTGCGGGATCGTCTCGTATCCGGCCCGGTACTGCGCCAGCACGCCCTGGAACTGGCGCGGCATCCGCCACCCCGTATCGAGATAGGCCATGTCGTTCGTGACGGCGGACGACGCGTACCCGCCGGTGCCGGCGCCGGTCCACCCCCACCACGCGGACGCGTTGCGGTCGAATCGGACGAGCCCGCGCTCGTAGTCGATCGCGTACTGGTATTCCGCCAGGCCCGGGTAGGTGAACGTCACCGCCTGCCCCAACGCGCTCCCGCCGCCGCTCGCGTGCAGGTCCGCACTCGGCTGATTGCTCAACACGGTCGCCGTCCACCCGCCGATGAGGTTGACGCCCGCCGCCAGCGTCGACACGCTCGGGTAGTCCGCGAAGGTCAGCGAGTTCGTCGTCACGACGCCGGACGCGTTCACCGTCTGGAGCCGCAGCCCGCCGCCGTCCGGCGATTCCGGGTCGCGGAAGACGCCGGCGGTCGCCCGGATGTTCGACCCGGCCGCGAACGTGACCGACAGGGCGTTGGCCACGCCGAACGCGATGCGGCTGACGTGCTGTACCGGGAAGTGCGGTAGGCGGATCTCCCGTTGGTTCGCGCCGTTCAACCAGTCGCGTCGGTCGCGGGCCTTGAACTGCCGGCCGGTGATCGCCTCGATTTGCGCCGACACCTGGTTGATGATCTCCGTCAGGACGGTGTCACTGTCGGTGTCGTCGATCTCCAGCCGCCGCTTGACCGTTTCGAGCGTCGTCAGCGCGTACGCGCTGAGCGTGATTTCCGATTCGTCCTGGGTGAGGGCCGACCCGTCCCAATGGCGGACCTGCGTCTTGAGCGGTTCGTCGGTGGTCGCGGGCGAGGCGCCGGCCCGGATGTAGTAGACGATCCGGTAATCGCCCGACGCGATGCCGGCCGGGAAGTCGGCGTAGTAGAGGTCGCCGCCCGCGTCGGTTAGCGCGATGTCGTACGTCCCGACGTTCGCGTCGCTCCACGCCTCGAACGCCGCCCCGTTCCACGCGTAGCCGTCCGACTTGCGGCGGATGACGACGTAGAGGGCGGCGCCGGTGCCGCTGTAGGTGAGGGTGAGTTCTTTGGCCATTTAGAGGCTCGACATCCATCGCATGAGCCAAGGGACGATGACGGCGCACGCGACGCAGTAAACCATGTAGCCGATGACGCGAAGAGGTTTCACGACGATTCCTTTTCCGGCCCCACGGCGGTCAGGCAGACGTTTTCACCGAATACGAGGGCTTTGAATGGACACCCACATTCGACCATCAATTCCCCCATTCGTTTTTCAAGCCTTTCGTGCGATTCCCGGCCGAGCAGTCCACGGACACGGACCGCGAGAAATCCTCCCTTCGGGACGGTCACCTTCATCACTTCAAAGGCTAATGTGCGGGCGTCAACCGGAACGGTGCCCTCGGGCATTAAAACGTAGTCGTGATGTCCCGTCTCCTCATAGGTTGCGTCCGCACTGGCGAACACCTGTCCGGTGTCTTCCCAGCCTAGTGACCATGCAATCCGGCTTCTCTTCCAAAGGCTATAATTCACGCCGCACCGCCCTTCACCTTGACCCGGTTGGGCCTCAGCATCTTGTCGGCCGGGGCGGCGGGGATCGACTTCTCGGGCTCGGTGGGCGGTTCGGCCTTCACGGCTTCGCGGATCGGCTCGATGCGCCCGTAGGCGAGCATCGTGGCGATCGTCCCCTTGCTGAACGACTCGGGCACGCGGTCGCCCTTGGCGTACGGGTGCCGCGTCAACTTGAATCGGTACTGCATTGTGGTTCCTCTCAGGCTAGGACGCCGGCCGGCTTCCCGCCGGTTCGGTAGTCGCCCGCGTACTGGTGAATGGGCTGAAGGTTCTTGTCCGGCCACGTCACGACGAGCTGAAGGTGACCGATCACGACTTGGTTCGCTTGGTAGACCTTGTGGCCGGCACGTTCCATTAGCCGCCAGAAGTGAATGTCCTCGTCGACCCGCCCGTCCCCCCACCCGCCGTCCGCGTCGGGCGTGTGGACGAACCACGGGCGGGACAGGGACTTCAAGGCGGACACTCGCAACATCGTCAGGCCGAAGTGCCCGGTGGACGCCGGCAGTAGCTCGGCCTCGATTTCCGCGCGGCCGACCTGCTTGCGGTTTTCGTCCGCCGACTCCCGCACGGTCAGGAGCAGCGTGTCGCGGTCCCGCCCGACCTGCGTCGCGAAGATGGCCCCGGCGTCCGGGTTATCCCGCATCAGGCGGTATAACTCGGCCACGTCGGACGCACGGGCGACGGTGTCGTAATCCATCGTCAGGACGAATTCCGTCTCCGGCTGGTCCGCCAGCGTCTGCTCGATTGCCGTCGTCAACGTCTGGCCCCAGAACACGCCCTGGCGAACGCGGATCGGGACCCTCAGCTTCCCCACCATTTCCAGCATCGCCGTCACCTGGTCGGTGAAGCACAACCGCGGCGTCGAAATCACGGCCGCGACGTTTGCGAGTTCCCGCACGGGCTCGCGCTTCGTGCCCAGCAGGTTCAGGCTGACCGGGTAGCCCGCGCAGTCCCCGATCGTGGAACGCCACGGGCGGATGCCGGAAAGCCCGGCGAGCAGCATCAAGTCGCGAAGTTTTCCCGAGTTGAAGATGGCACCGTGACGGTCGTTCCCGTCCGTGTGCCCGCCCATCAGGTAGGACTCAACCCGGTCGTCCTCTCCGTCCTGGTAGAACTGGACGATCCTGTCGAAGTCGGGCACCGCGACGCGCAGCACGCCGCCGGGCCTCAACGCCCGCACCCATTCCTTTAGGACGTCCAGCGTCTCCCGGTGGCCGAAGTGCTCCAGGACGTGCGACGCGTAAATCTCGTCGACCGTCCCGTCCGCGACGGGCGTGCCCGCCAACGTCAACGGGAACGCCTCGTCGCCGTTCGCGCGATCGACCGGGGTGAATCCCGGCAGTTGCGATTCGCCGGCGCCTATGTTCAGGCGGACGGCGGCCGGTGCCGCCGGGGGTGGTTGCTCGATCATGGGGCTCCTCTCGGGTTGCATCGCGGGCTTCCCGGCCCGCGCGAAGCCCCTGCCGCGCCTTTCGGAACGGCAGGGGTGGGAAGGGAGAGGAAACCTCCGGGGGCGCGCGCCGGGGTTCGCTGTCCTCTCGCAAAGCGTTGGGGGAATCGCGCCCGGCCCGATCATCCGTTGACGACGACCGTCGCCTGGGCGGAGGTGGGCGGGGACTGCTCGGCCCGCGTCAGGTGTGCGACCGCGTTGACGACCTGGGTGGTCGCCGGGCTGACGCTGACCTTGAGGATTCGCTTGCGGCCGCGGCAGTCGATGTTGAACGTCGCGTACGGCTGGGTGATCGACGTCGCGGCCGTGATCGCGTTGGGGATCGTGAAATCGGTGCCGCCGACGAACCCGCTGACGTTCACGAAGTTCGTAACGACCGTGTCGTCCGACTCGGAGATTTTGAGCACGGTCGGCTTGTTGGAGACGACGTCCGCCGTCGGCAACAGGACGTCGATCGTCACGAAATCGTATCCGAGGCGGTCGATGTTGCCGGACGCGGTGCCCGCGGCGGTCGTGCTGGCCTGGAAGATCGGCAGCACTTTCTTGGCGTTGGAGATACTGGGAACCATGTTGTTGGCCTTGTGTTCGGGGTTGGCTTCCCGCCCGCGCCGAAAGGCGCGGCGGGCGTTACTGACTCAATCGGGCGATTTTTACAGGGCGGGGGGCGGGTTACGACGCGGCCGACATCAGGCCGACGACCGGGCCGGCGACCGTGTCGCTGCCGACGTCGTGGACGTTGATGTCGATCCGCTCGACGCACCGGAGCGCGACCTGGTTGCGCTCGAACACCGACTGCCCGCCGACCGTCGCGTGCTCGGAGAACGTAATCATCGTCTGCTGCCGGTCGCCGAAACTGGCCGCGAGCGCGTGGTCGCCGAACGTGCAGGCGACCTGCGAGTTGGCGTCGGCTGACGGCATGACCTGCGAGAACTCGACCGGGTAGCCGAGGAACAGAGGGCGCGGGCGGCGGTTACCCGTCCGCACCTCGTTCGCCGTCACGCCGCCGGCGGCCAGCTCCAGCCGCTGCATCGTGCCGTAGTAGAACGAGCGGTGCGCGACCCACGCGGCGTTGTCGGTGTCCGCGTACTGCGGGAGGCGGCCGACGACCTTGTTGAAGTCGGCCAGCGTGAACTCGCTGAACAGGTTGCCCGCCGCGAGCACGATGCCGCCGCCGTCGTCCACGCCGTTGATGTTGATGAGTCGCTGGGCGAACCCGACGATCCCGCCGTACGCGCTCGCGCCGGTGCCGGCGAACGCGCACTGGTCTTCCAACAGGCTGGTCGCGTAGCCGCACTCGTAGGCGAGCTTGTCGCCGAAGTTGATGATCGCGTCGGCGTCCACCTGCTTGCTCATCCGCGTCAGGACCATCACGTCCTTCGCGGTCAGCCGGACGTTGTCCCAATTGGTCGTGCTCTCGGTGCCGGCCGTGCCCTCGCCGACGAACGCGGCGGTCAGGCCGCCCGTCTGCCGCGGGTCGGTCCGCGTGTCGCTGCTCATCGGCACCATCAGCAGGAGCCGCCGGGCGACGCCGTACTTCTCACGCAGGACGATCAGGTCCTGCCCGAACTCCTCGGGCACCAGAAAGCCGCCAGTCGAGTTGACGTTCTCCTGGTGCAGCTTGCTCAGGATCTGGTCGCTGAACGCCTTTTCGTTCAGGCCGATCGCGTGGTCGGCGCACCACTGCTGGGCGGCGGCGCTGCCGCGCACGGCGAGCCCCCACATGCCGAGGCGGTAGGCCCGCTCGTCCGCGTCGTAGCCGTTGACCTTCTCGGCCGCGAAGTGTTTGGGGTTGCCGTGCCGCTTGCACTCGGCCGGGATCTTGAACGACTTGGCTTCACCGCCGTCGGTCGCGTCCTCGACCTTGTCCGGGCGCTTCACCTTGCCCGGGGCCTTCTTCTCGGCAATGCGGCGTTCGACCTCGGTGTCCACCCGCTTCTTAAACTCGGCCTCGGACTGCCCGGCCGGCTTCGCCTCGACCTGGACGACGAAGTCGACGGACTTCGTCTTGCCGTCGGCCTCGACCTTGACGATGTCGTAGCGATCCTCAATCGCCTTCTGGATGTCGCGCTGGACGTGTTCGGCGTCCTCGCCCGCGAACTCCTTTTTGAGCATGGGCAGAACGGCCGCCTTGAAAATTGAAAGGGAAACTTGTTCCTTCATGAGAATTTCTCGCACTGATACTGGGTGTGGAATGCGGAACGGGGCCTCGCGCGAATCGTCGCGCCGGGCCGCGTCGCTGGCTGTTGTTCGCCCCAACCCAAAGGCATCCGGTGGATGCCCAGCACGAGGGGGAACTGCCTGACGTGTTGCCGTACCTGACGTCACCGGGAACGTCCCGATGACAGGTGTTTAAGTGGAAAATGCGACCGGCGGGGTTCGAACCCGCATCCTCCGCCGGCCATTCCGGTCCCTTGTCCGTGTTTCGGGACCGGAGAGGGTGGCGGTACTCTAACCTAGAGGCGGGGTCGAACCGCCCGATACGAGCTACGGTCGCGTATCTCAGTCGATGTAAATGACGCCCCTCGCCTTGCTCATCGCCGTGTTAACCGTCCGCTCGATGATTGCGTCTTCGTCGATGCCACCGCCCAGCGTCCAGACGTGAACCTCGCAAAGCGAGGCGTCTTTCGCGTTTACTTCCAAGGTGAACGAATCGATGACTTCGATTCGTTCGTCAGCCTTCGACTTATCCCCGCCCCCATCATCGTCCGCCACCGTGTCGTCGGCGGCATCCGCGTCGTCCTTTCGGCAGTCGGCGCACTCGTACCCCTCGCCGTCGTCCACCATGTCCGCGACCGGGAACGTCTGTCCGCACTCGACGCAACTCGCCGTCGGGACGTCTTCGGACTTGGCTTCGTCGGCGGCCACGTCGTCACCGTCGGCGGCCTTGACGGTGTCGGTGGTCAGAATGTCGACGACCTTCCCCAGTAATTCGGTAACCCGTTTCGTTGACGGGTCCCCTTCCGTAGCCTTCACCGCAAACAACTTGTCGGCCTTCGCCTGCGTGATGAGCCCCTTGCTGACGGCCGTCGCGACCGCTTCTTGATTGCAAGGGATCGGCACCACTGAAACCTCCAGCAGGTCCCACTTAGCGTGGACGTACCGGCATTCTTCGCCGTACTTCGACTGATCCCGGGTATTGGCGGCGCGGCCCTCCAAGGGCAGGAACCCGACCGAAAAGGCGCTGAGCACGCCCTGCTGGTACAGGCTGAACAGCGTGTCCGGCGTCCACTCCTCTTCGGCCGGGTGCGCGTCCGGTCGCTCGGCAAAGACGATCTTCGCCTGCACCGACGTCTCCGTCCGTTTCAGCGCCGTGATCTTCCCGACCGGCAGGCTGAAATAGCTGTCGTGCATCAGGCAGACGATCGGGTTGGCCTCATACGACTTCGACCGACACCCGTCGGGCACCAGCACTTCGCCGCTGCGGTCCACGGCGGACGTGCTGATGTCGGCGATGACCGTTCGCGCGTCGTCCTTCGACAGGCGAACCTCGGCGGGGAAGGCTTTGTGTTGGGGAGTTTTCATGCTCTTAGTTCCGGTCCGGCCTTTCGTCGTTCTGTTGCGGTGACAAATCCCCCATCGCGCTCGCGCTCCCGCCCGTGTTCCCGGCCGGCGCGAACAGCCGGTCGGCATCGTCCACGCTGTTGTAGCCGAGTTCCTGCCGCGCCTCGTTCTGCGTCAGGATGCCGCCGCTCACCAGCGCGACCGCCCGTTTCGTGCTCGCCTCTTCGTCCTCGAAACAGACGTGGTCGTGGGCGACAAAGTAATCGTCGGACCCGTCGAACCGGGGCACGAGCTTCGCGTTCAACGTCTGCTCGTCCGCGAGGCACATCGGGCGGATCGTCGTCCGATACCAGCCGAGCCGCGCCGCCACGCCGCCCGCCTTCGTGGTGTCGTTCGTCAGCAGCATCGACACGGGCACGCCGGAACTGGCCGCGATTTCGTTGACGATCCGGTCGGGCGTCCCGAGTTCGCGCGGCTCCCATTGCAGCGGCGTCCAGGATAGCTTGCCGTTCGTGACCAGCATCTTGCCGGTGTTCAACGTCCCGCCGAACTGCTCGACGATCGCCGACTGCAACCGCTCGACCGTATCCTTGCTCCCGCCCTCGGAGCTCAGCACGCCGTCGGGCCGGCTCTGGTTGTCCTTAAACGCCGTGTCCTCGATGCGCTTGGCGTTGTGCAGGCCCAGCGCCGTCCACGCCTGTTCGACCCACCCGCGCCCGTAGAATAGGTCGGCCGGGTTGGGCTCCTTGAAGTGGATGACCTCGTCCGGCCCGAACGACTGCTCGTTCGCCGTGTTCTTCCCGTAGACGTAGCCTCGAATCCGGCTTTGCCCCGTCCCCTTGTCGTTGGGGACGATCGCGGTCCACTGCGCGGGCATCCGGTAGATCAGGCCGGGCACGCCCAGCCGCGACGTCGCGAGATACCAATAGGCGTTGCCGCACAACTGGCGGTCGATGAACTTGGCGAGCGACTGGTCGTGCGAGGTGTCGTCGGGGTTCGGCGCGTTCAACAGCGCCATCAGCGGGTGCGGATCGGTCACCTCCTCGACGTCGTGGCCGAACGACGCGACCTTCGCCATCACCGCCGCGCTCGGCCGGCCGGCGCCAGACGCCATCTGCCCCGCCAGATAACGTTTCGTCCGCCCGTCCACCGCCCGCGTCGCGTACATCTTCCGCGCGCCGGGGCGCTTCCGCGTGTACATCCGCAACGGCACGCCCGCCGCCGCGTTGGCGTTGAGCATGATCGCCGCGGCGGCCCAGCTCGAGAATTGGCGCACGGCCGCGTGCAGGGAGAACGGGCGGGGCTTCTGGCCCTTGGTGCCCGCACCCTCGTAGAAGACGGACCCGTTGAGGTACGGGGCGGCGCTGGCGCCCTTGGCGCCGATGTCGGGGAGTGTCGTCACGGGTGGTTAGTGCGAGGCGCCGCGTTTGCGCGGGTCGATGATGACGAAATCGAAGGAATCGGTGGGTTCGGTGAGCGTGGCGCGGCCGATCGCCATGATGAGCGCCGCAATGGCGTCGATGCGCTTCTTAGAGTTCTTCGACGCCTTAATCGGCCGCAAATTGCCGTTCACGTCCTCTTTGCCCACCGCGTTCGCCGCCATCCACCTGAGCACAGGGTCCCCGCCGTGGATCAGTTTCCCCTCCGTTACCAATTCGATCAGCCGCTTGGACGGTTCGTTATAACTCGCGATGTTCTGGGGGAACTTCACCATCGGCATCCCGTGCTCGCCGAACATCTTCTTTTCCGCGAATTCCGTCGCGTTCCACTGATCGAAACAGACCTCGCGAATGTCGTAACGCTCCTTCGTGTCCAGCATCACCCTCTCGACCGCGTCGTAATCGGTAATCAGGGTCGGCGTCGCGACGATCAACCCCTGATCGATCCAACTGATGACTGCCGGCAGTTGGGTATTTCGCTGCTCCCCCGGCAACCATGACCACCGCAACACGGCCCACTTCGGACGTTCGGGCGTCGGCGGAAACGCCAACACATAAGACGTTGTGTCGCTCGTCCGCGATAGATCTAACCCGCCGTAACATGCTTGACCAGCCAGCAATTCGACGTCCAGCGGATCCGTGCATGCATCCCAAGCGCCGGTCGGGATCAGCGCACTCTCCATCGACGTCGGGACGTTAAGGTGGTAGCGAAGGAACGCGTTCCGCTGACTCGGGACGTTCTTCGCCTTGTTCGCCTTTCGCTCCAGGTCGTCGTACTGGACCGAAATCCCAAGGTTGGGGTTCGCCTTCCACCACGTCACGGGGTCCCACGGGTCGTCCTTTTCGTCGGCGCACGCGATGAACGCAAAGAATGTGTCGTCGGGCAGGATGCCGCGCAGCACTTTTTCGGCGTAATCCCGGAACTCGCCCCACGCGCTCGCCATGTCCGCCCCGGCCGTCGTGATGATCCAGATGAGCGGCTGTTGCCGGGCGCCGGTCCCGGTGTCGAGCTTATCGTATACCTCCCGGTTCGGGTGGGCGTGAATCTCGTCGATGATCGCGGTGGACGGGCTCGTGCCGTCCATCGTGTCGGCGTCGGCACCGAGCGGTTCGCACTTGCTGTTGGTCGCCGCGACGCTCAGGTTGTCGCGGAGCGTTTGGACGACCGCCCGCAACTCGGGCGACCGCTTGACCATCCGCACAGCCTCGCCATGGACGATCTTCGCTTGGTCGCGCTTCGTCGCTGCGACGTACACCTCCGCCCCCTGCTCCCCGTCCGCGACCAACCCGACCAGCGCCGCCCCCGCCGCGTCGGTACTCTTCCCGTTCTTCCTGGCGACCTCCTCGTAAGCGACCCGAAAGCGGCGCAGGTTGTCGCGCCGCCTCTTCCATCCGTAGACACACCACTTGATGAACGCCTGCCACGGAGACAGGACGACCAACTTGCCCGCCCACACGCCTTTTGAATGGCGGCAGAACGCCTCAATGAACCGAATTCTGAGGATCGCGGCACGTTCATCGAACCAGAGGCCGCGCGACTCGCCGTCCCGAAGGTCGTTTAGGTGCCGTTCGACCGCCAATCGCTGGTATTCGTTGACGACGATCGCGCCCGATCTGACGCCATCGATGTACCAGCGGGCCTTCGCGGCGGGGTCAAGACCCCACCACTCCGGCTGTTTGGCGACCTCGGTAGGGGTTTCGCACTCAGTTACCACGGGCAATCTCGTCGAGCAGGTCGCCCAACGGGTTCGCTTTCGGGGCTTCGGGCGTCTTGATCCGGGTCCGGCTGGCGGGGGTCAGCCCGAACTCGATCAGGTACGCCTTCATCAGTGATAGCGTGTCCTGCGCGACCCGGACCAGCGGGTTGATCTTCGTCAGACCGTTGGCCTTGTAGGTCATGCCCTTCGACTTGATCGCCTTCTCCGCCGCGACCCAGCGGGAATAGCACATGCAGTAGGCGGCGAGCGCCGCCCGGTCGGTCACCTTCAGCAAATCCATCTTCGCCAGCTCCGCCGTGATCCTCGACCACTCCTTTCGGCCTTCGCCGGTCACATGGGAGGGGCATCCGGGGTCGCCAGACGCAGGCTGGGGCTCGCGGCCATTCTCCCTGTCTGGGCGTGCCGTCCCCTGCAATCGCTTCGCCTGGGTGGGTTTAGGTGGCCTGCCGGTCATTTTAAGAAAAAAGTCCCAGTTTTGACGGCGCGAGAGGAAGACCCCATCGTGGTCTATACGTCACAATGTCACCATACTTAGACCTACCCCGTCAGTGTGACGCATGAGGTCGCTTTGTCGCATTACCAAAACCGCCATCCGTAACGCAAGTCTTGTGGCTGTGATGGGTTACGCACAAAGTCCATAGATTCTCGTCCGCATCCGTACCGCCCTTCGCCTTGGCAACCTTGTGGTCAACGTTCGGCCTGCTGCCCTTGGCGGCGAGCAGGACGCCACACCCCGGCCACTGGCACCGCCACCCGTCCCGCCTGAGCACGCGTAGGCGAGTGGCCCGCCAGTCGGCCCCGTACCCACGCTGAGACGCCGTGGGGCGGACGCTGGCGGGCCTAGACGTGCTGGCATACGGCCGGTGAATCGGCGGTCGCGTGGGCATCAGTCCTGGGCTTGCACGATGTTCTTGATGAGCGTCAACGTCGCGTCCGTACTTGGCGCCGCGTTGGTCAGGTCGGTCACCGTCCCCACGGTCACGCCCGACAGGTCGAGCGTGGTCGTCGGGCTGCCCACGTTGGCGAGGTCGATGCCGGCCTCGCCGGTGGCGCTGACGTCGAGGGTGCGGCCGGCGGTCGTCGGGGCGAGCCGGCTGCTCACGTCCGCGTCGAGGTGGGCCGCCTGCGCCTCGCTGACGGTCGAATAGCGGGCCTGGACGCTGAAGTAGGCGAGGGTGATCGGCCCGGCCTGGAGCGTGCCGCCCGACAGGGTGCCGCCGATCTGGTCGATCGCGTAGTCCTCGCCCGCCCGAATCACGTCGGGATTGTCCACGAAGTCGATGCCCGCCTGGTTGACGCCGACGTCGCCGCTGACGTCGTAATTGACGAACAGGCTGTCGGCCGCCCCCTGGAGCCATTCGGTCGTGCGGACGTTGCGGACGCGGATCTCCGCGCCGGACAGCGTCCGCGGGACGCCCGTCACGTCCTTGGACGCGAACGTGACGTAGATGCCGTCGTTGGGCTGGGCGAGCGGGTAGTCGCCGAGGTAGACCGGGGCGTCGTAGCCGATCGTGTTGGACGCCGTCGAGGCGCGCACCAACAGGTCGGTGCCGTCGAAGTAGCGCGTCCCGGTCGCGGCGACCGGGTCGTTGATCGCGGGCGAGTCGACGACCGCGTCGAACTTCACGACGAAGTTGATCTGCGTGCCGGCCGCGATGCCGGTCGGGAGCTGTGCGACCCACCAGCCGAGGCCGACGGCGGCGCTGTTGACCTGCTCGGTCATCGGGGTCAGGTAATCGTCGTACGCGGCCTCCATCGACTCCCAGGTCGACGTCTGGACGTTCCAGAACGTCTGGTCGGACGGGCGCATCAACAGAAGCCGCGCGGTCTTGCCGGTGTCGGCCGCGACGTCAAGGGATTGGAAGTCGACGATGGCCATGATCGGGTCAGGCGAGCGAGAGCGTCCCGGTCTTGTAGGTGCCGTCCGAGTAGCGGACGCGGACCTTGAGGTTGCCCCCCGACTCGTCCAAATAGAACGTCATCCCGTTGGCCGGGACGTCCGCGTCGTCCGGCGCGCTGCTGGCCGCGCGGCCGACGTTGCGGAAGTCGGACCGCAGCGTCAGGGCGAGCACGTCGGCGGCGAACGTCCCGTCCTGCGCCCCCTTGACCGCGATGTCGAGCCGCGTGAACGGCTCGGCCGACGCGGACGGCGCGGTGTGCCGACCGACCTTGATGTCGACGACCTGCGGCCACGACACGCCGGCCGCGGCCGCGCGGATGAAGGAGACGGTCTGCTCGGTGCCGACCGACCCGCTCGCCGGCGAACCCCAGTACCGCGCGAACGGCGCGTCCCCGGCGACGCTGAAATACTCGGTGAAGGAGGCGCCGTCCGACTCGCTCATCGAGCCGAAGCCGACCCGGGCCGCCCCGCCGGCAAAGAAGTTCATGACGCCCGAGTCGATCAGCGCGCCGTAACGGATCGTCCCGCTGTGGTACAGGTACAGTTTTTGCCCCAAGGTCGTGCCCAGGTCGAGCAAGGGGGCGACGACCGGGCCGGTGAACGTCGCGCCGGCGAGGTCGGCTTTGGCGGCCAGCGCGGCGACCAGCCCGTCCACGTCCGCCTGCGCGTGGGTGTGCACCACGGCCGCCGCGCCGAGGCTGGCCAGCGCCTCCGCCGAGCTCTGCGCGCCCGTGCCGCCCTTGGCGACCGGGAGCGGGTTCGGGATGGATGGGGGAACGGGGTCGAGCATCGGGTCATTTCCCTCCCGCCGCCGCGCTCAACCACCCCTGTCGCCACTCCGCCGTCTTGGCCCAGTCCGCCCACTGCGTCCCCGCCGGCGGCCCGCCCCACAGGATCAGCCGCGGCGGGTTGACCCGCGCGAAGCTGTAGAGCAACTTGTCGAGGTCGTCGCCGTTGATCGCGTCGTTGCGCGTGCCGACGTACCACGGCGACGTCATCAGGTTGATCGGTTTTCCCCAGCCGGACAGGCCCCACAGGTACAGGCGGATGTACTGGCGGACTTCCGCGTCCCGGTCAATTTCTACGCCGTCAACGGTGGTGCCCGGGTCGGGCAAATAGCACTGGCCGCTTACCGAATCGACGTGGGGGATGACGTAGTGGACGATGGCCTGATTGATGTACTCGCACCGGCGGTAGTACTCCGGCGGCACCGTCTCCATGCCCCGCCACGCGTCGTACGTCATGCCGATCGGGCCGGGCTGATTCCAGTCCAGCCACACGCCGGGGTTGGCGCGGCGCGCCATGACGAACATCGCCGCGACGTTTTTAATCGCCTTGAGGTTGGTCGCGTCGTCGAAATTCGGACTGTACGCGGTCGGCTGGTCCTGCTCGAAGTTGATCGTGACCATCGTCCCCGGCGCGGCCTTGCCGATCAGCTTGACCATCCGCGGGTAATTGCGGGTCGAGAACAATTCGACCGTCGACCGCCACGTCTCGGCGCCCGTCACCGGGTCATGGTCGGTGTGGTAGCTCGCCCGGTCGATGATGATCCCGCGCGGCACGCCGAGGTCGTCGGGCATGCCCGGGGCGAACATGACGGAGGTGAGGTTCATGGCGTTATAAAAATTCCGCGGATTTCTTGCTTGCAATCATCTAAGACCCCCTGTAAGATTCGCCCGTCAAGTTGATGCTTGACGACCGCACCGGCCGGACGCCGGGCAAGACGACTCGGGAGATCCAAGATGACCCAGCAAAATTACAGCGTTATTTTCGCCCTCTTAACGGACGGGTCGATCGCGGAAGTTCCGGTCGCGAGCACTGCGGTGGGCGCGGGGACACTTGATCGCATCGTCGGGGCGCTGCGCCACGCGGGGATCGACACCGCGAAGACGACGCGGGTCGAAGCGTGGGGTGAACCCGTTGCGAACTCTCCGGCGGCCGCCCATCGCGTCGGCTGCAATTACATTTGGAACGGAAATGCGGGCTCGGACATGACGGCAATGGTCGATGCGTTTCGGTTGGCCGGGCTCAGGTTCGACAGTTATCTTCGCCCCGAATTCCGTGAACTGGCATAAACAATGCTCACCCCGATCACCCTTGAGGTCTTCGCCGACAACGTCAGCGCCGTCCTCCGGGCATTCGGCGAGAAACCGCACTTCTCCGCCCCGTGGGTCGCCCGCATCCTCGGCCGCCACCCGAAATTCAGGTTCGATCGGGATTTCGTCCGCGGCATGAAGGATTACAGCAAGGCGAACGGTGCCGGATCTCGCGGGGTCTATAGCACCTACTGGCTTGAGCCCGGCATTTACGAGGTCGCGGAAAAGCGGTCGTGGGGTAGTTCGCGACGATACTTTTGCGTGGTCTACAACGGCGAGGTCACTGAGATCCCGGAAGGCGAGGTCGACGCGTGGCTGGAAAAACTCCGATCGGCATAGACGTCCTTACGGCGGCGCGTCATCGGATCGCGTGGACGTTCGACACGTTCAACAAGATCTGCGTGAGCTTTTCCGCCGGCAAGGATTCGTCCGTCATGCTTCACCTCGTTATGGACGAGGCGATCAATCGGGGCCGCAAGGTCGGCCTGCTGCTCATAGACCTTGAGGCCCAATACCGGGCGACGATCGACCACGCACTCGACTGTTTCTCACTCTACGCGCCGCACGTCGAACCGTTCTGGGTCGCACTGCCCATCCACCTGCGGAACGCCGTCAGCGCGTACGATCCACACTGGGTCTGCTGGGAGCCCGGTCGGGAGGCCGACTGGGTGCGACGGCCGCCGCCGGTCGCGATCACCGACGAATCCCGGTTTCCGTTTTTCCGCCGCGGCATGGAGTTCGAGGAGTTCGTCCCGAAGTTTGCCGAGTGGTACAGTGACGGGAAGGGCTGCGCGTCGTTCGTGGGCATCCGCAGCGACGAGTCACTAAACCGGTATCGGACGATCGCGGGCGGACGCAAGCAGGCGTTTCGGGGAAAGGGGTACACGACGTGGAAGGGCGGCACCGTCGTCAACGTCTACCCGATTTACGACTGGAAAACCGAGGACATCTGGACGTACAACGCCCGGTACGCGAAGCCATACAACCGGCTTTACGACCTGATGCACAAGGCCGGTCTGACCCCGCACCAAATGCGAATCTGTCAGCCCTACGGAGACGACCAACGCAAGGGGCTTTGGCTGTTCCACCTGATCGAACCCGAGACGTGGGGGCGAGTGGTGGCCCGCGTCAACGGTGCCAACGCTGGTGCCCTCTACGTCCAGGAAGCGGGCAACGTCTCGGGCAACCTTCGGATCACCAAGCCCGCCGGCCACACATGGGAGAGCTTCGCGTCCCTGCTGCTCGGCAGTCAGCCGCCGCGGACCCGTGAACACTTCGGCAACAAGATCGCCGTGTTCCTCAAGTGGTACGCCGAACGCGGCTTCCCGAATGGCATTCCGGACGAGGCCGACATCAAACTGGAGGCGTCCCGGAAAGTCCCCTCGTGGCGGCGAGTGTGCAAGGCGCTGCTGAAAAACGATTACTGGTGCAAGGGGTTATCGTTCAGCCAACACAAGTCCGAGGCGTACGAACGGTGGCGGAAAATCATGCTCAAGCGGAGGTCGCAGTGGAAATTGACCTGATCGGTGCGGACATCGTTCGGCGGGCCCGGTCGCTAGCGGAACAGGTCGCCGGGTTGGATGAAGTTCAGCGGGTCGCCGTGCTGAACGAAATTAAACTCGCGCTCCACGCCGTCAGCCCGATGTCGGGCGAGCCGGTCGATTGCGTCCTGTGGGTCAAGGCCGACACGGTGACGGCCAACGACTACAACCCGAATTCCGTCGCGCCTCCGGAGATGCGATTGCTAGAGACCAGCATCGGCGAGGACGGCTACACCCAGCCGGTCGTCACATGGCTTGAGGGTGCCGCCCGCGAGGTGGTCGACGGCTTCCACCGGTGCCGGGTGGGCAAGGAGTCAAAGGCCGTCCGGCACCGCGTCAAGGGCTATCTGCCGGTCGTCACGGTCAACGCCGACCGAACCGACCGCGGCGACCGGATCGCGTCGACCATTCGACACAACCGGGCGCGGGGCAAGCACCGCGTGGACTCGATGAGCGAGATCGTCGTGGAGCTGGCCCGGCGAAACTGGACGGAAGCTAAGATTGCGAAGGAGTTGGGGATGGAGCCGGATGAAGTTTTAAGGTTAAAGCAGATTAGCGGCTTGGCGGAGATGTTCGCCGACCGGGAGTTTTCCGAGGCATGGGAATGACGAAGTTACCCGAATCCGCGAAAGAATTTTTCCGCCGCGCCGGCGCCAAGGGCGGCAAGATCGGCGGGGCCAAGGGCGGCGCGACGGCCGCCGCGAACATGACGCCCGAGCAACGGCAGGCCCGCGCGAGAAAGGCGGCGGCGGCGCGGGTGGCCAAACGCAAGGCGGGTTAGGCGCTGAGGTTTTCGAGCGGGCGGTGCGTCAGGGGATTACGCGGCCTTCCGCTTGACCAACACCTCGGTCGCGCACGCGGCCTCGCCGCGGTGGTTCAGGAGCACCGAGTAGTCGCGGAAGCTGATCCACGCCTTGCCCGACAGGCCCCACGAACGGCCCCAGCTATTGCACATCTGGAACGCCCCGACACTCCCGTCCGGACACCGCCGCGTGCGGCTGAACCCCGACAGCAAATACGAGTGCCCGCCCTCGACCTGATAGGACGCACCGACCTGGATAAAGCCCTTGAACTTCGGCCCCTTCAGCGGCTCGAACATGTCGGCCGTCCAGTCGGTGCCGGCGTCGACCGGGCCGACGGTCGCGATCTGGTTGACGAGCGTTTCCACGTCGAACCCCCAGCGGACCCCGCCGACGTACCCCTTGGCGGCCAGCACCTTCATGGCCGCCTCGACGGTACTGCCGTCGTGCCGGCCGCGGATGCCGTCGACCTTCTGGCACTCGGCGTAGAACGCGTCGCACGACTCGGGCGGCTTGTTCATCACCGGGGCGGCGGCGAGCAGCCGCATCCCGGCGAACGCTACGCATTCGGGGGTCTGTCCCTGATCCCACGCGTCGGGGTTGCCCGTGCCGTATTCCTTGGCGGTCGCCGTGGACCGGCGCGGGGCCATCAGGCAGGCGTGGCGGTCAAGGCCGACGCTGGCGATTCGTCCTAATCGTTTGGGCATGGCTTTCACTTGCTCGGTTGGGTGGTGGGCGGCGCGGGGTTGATGGCGGCGTTGAGCGCGGCGATCGCGGCCCGGACGCTCGCCAGGTCGGCGGCGGTGGCCGCCGCGGCGTCCTTGGCGGCGTCGGCCGACTGTTGGGCGAGGGCGGCACGCGCGGTCGTCTCAGCCAATTGCGTTCGGAGTTCGGCGATCGGGTCCACCGGCGTCGCCCTGCGGGACAGCCCGATGGCTTTCACGGCCGCGTACTGCGGGGCCATGCTCACGCCGTTGCGGTCGACCTGCGGGAGGTACGATTCGGGCCAGCCGTACTTGCCCGACGCGCAGGTGAAAAAGAACCCGACGCCGCTCGCGCCGGCGGTCACGGCCGCGTCGGCAGATTGCGTGATCTCGTCCGGCGTCGGCGCGCGGTTGACGTCCGGCGGCTTCGGCGGGTTCAGTCGCTGGTCGTTACATTCGAGCCACACCCACACCGGCGTCCCCGGCGACAGGGCGCGGATCTTCGCCACGGCGTCGGCGGGCCAGGTCGGCTTGTATCGGCTGGCGTTGCTGTTGGCCGGGTAAACGTCGACCGTCACGACGTCGCAGACGGCGAGGTAGTCGCGGAACGCCTGGACCTCGGCCGGCTTGACGTAACTGCCGTCGGCGTTCTTGTTCCAGTTCGCGGACGTGATGTTCTGGCCGGCTAAGCTGAGGAAGATCGGCTTGCTCGAATCGAACTGGCGGAGCAGGTCGGACTCCGCTTTCAGGTTGGCGGCGGGCACGCCCTTGGCGTTCGGCTCGTCTGTCGAGAGCATGAACCCTGCGACGTTGGCGGGGAGCGTGCCGTACCGCCACGGGCGCTTGACGATGACCGACAGGCCGGCTTTGTCGGCGGCGGTCATCCAGTCCCGCTCGCGCTGGAGCAGGACGTCGGGGGCCAGCGAGGACGCGCCCTCGACCTCCGGGCCGGCGACGACGGTCACGCCCATATCGACCAGCGCGGGGAAGTTGCGGACCGGTTGGAAGAACGCGGCGCTCGGCCGGGTCGTCTGCACGTTGAGGCGGCGGCGGGGCGGGTTCATGGCGCGGTCGGACGTGTCGGTGTCGCCGGCCGAAACGGCGGTGACGTCCCGGTAAATCGCGTAAGGGTTACGGCTCATAAAATCACCATCCCCGTCGCGACGGCCGCGGACCCGGCGAGCACCACGGCGACCCACGGCCACGCCCGACGCCACAGGGGCACCGGGGCGAGCGTGTAGCGCTCGCGGACGTCAGCACCCCAGCCGATCCCGCCTACGAACTCAGGGGCCGGTTCGGTGTTGGGTTTGGGGCACGGCAGGGGCGGCGGGATCATCAACGAGTGCTTGACCCCGGGCTTGCGGCGCGGGGCCGGCGGCGCGGGCGGAAGGTCCAGTATCGCCCGCGATTCGTTCATCGTCAGGCAGCCGGCGCGAACCATTTCGGTGATGCTTCCGATGTACGCGACGCCGCCCCGTTCAACGCGCCGGGTGCGGGAGTGGGCGGGCAAGGGTCGCGGGGGCGGCGCGGGCGTTGATCGAAGCGGGAGCCCCGTGAACTCGGAAAAGCTTGCGGCATCGGGCGGCGGTACGTTGCGTCCCATATCGTCCTCCGTTCGGCACGGTCACGGTTCGCCTTCCCCGTCGTCCGGCGCGTCCGGCCTCACCGGCACGTCCGCGTCCCGCCACTCCGCTTCCGTCACGAGCCGCGCCCGGTAGAACCGGCCCGTCTCGCCGCCGATCTCCGCCCAGTCGGGCTCGATCAGCCAATACCGGATGGGCGTCACGTCCTGCCAGCAATGCCCGTCCGCGTCGCGGCGGAAGTAGCATTCGCCGCCGGTCGCCCACTTGCTGACGGGGTAGGCTCGCGCGGGGAGGGCGAGCGCGGCGATTAGGAACAGGCGGAGCATCACCTTGCCGCGCTCCGAATCGCCAACTCCCCCACGCCGCGCGACAGGCCGTTGCCGTCGTAAAGGTCGAACTGGCCGTCCAACAAGACCTCGATGACGACCGGGTCGCGGATGACGATCCGATACCCGTGCCGCTCGTTCGACTGGACCCGCTTAGCCGGGCACCCGCACTCGGCGAGCACGCGCATCACGAACGACGCGGCGCCGCGCGCGTCCGGCGTCGGCGGGAACTCCGATTGCGACAGGTCGGGGACGTCCATCACTCACGCCTGCAATTCGCCGGGCGGCGACGATGCCGCCGTCGTCCATTCCTTTTCGACGCACGCGGTCACCTCGATATCGCACCCGGCCAGACGTTGCCGGACGATGCGTTCGACCGCCAGTGACCGGGCGAGCTCGGTACGCTTGTCCTCGACCAGGTGCGGGAGCAGCGCCCGGTTGTGTTCGATGTCGCGGGACCGCAGTGAGATCAGGAGCGTGACGCCGTAGCGGATGGCGGTGACTTTTTGGTTGCGGTCGGGCATGGCGGCGCGGGCGTCGAGCCATCGGATGAGCCGGCGGATGCGGCGGAACACGGCTCAACCCTTGGGCTTGTCCTGGGGCGGGTCCTTGGGCGGGGCGGGAATCAGTCCCGTCCGGATCAGCACCCGCATGACGCCGTCCTCGATTTTCTTGTCCATCTCGCCGTTGAGCAGCTTCTCGCCCTGCTTGACCGCCGTCTCCGTCTGCTTGACGTCGCACTCCACCTTCCGGTCCGTCTCGGCGTTCTGGGTCGTGTTCAACAGCTTCATCAACCCGAGGCCGGCGCCCATCAGGACGAGCGACCACTCGGACCGCATATCCTTGGGCATGACGATCATGCCGCCGACGGTGGCGAGGAAAACGACGACGGAGAGGCCGACGTATCGGCGCGCCTTTGCGGGTGTTTCGGTGGGCATGGTCAGGGCACGGTCAGGGCACGGTCAACAACTTGTAAAGCCCGTTCGGCGACACGTCGGACGGCGTCATGCCGGCGAATAGCCCCGCGCACTGGCCGACCATGACGCACGCCTCGGAACAAAATTGCTTGCTGGCGTCCTGCTTGACCATCGACACTTCAAAGTGCAGCACGCCGTTGAAGTCGTAGCCGTTGCCGGCGAGCAGGCACGCCGCCGTGAGCATTTCCTGCTCTTGAACGGTCGTCAGGTTCAGGCGGACCAGCGTCTCGCCGAACGTGCCGCGCGACTTGAACCGGACGCCGAAATCGGAATGGGCCTCGAAGACGAGCCCGACGCCATGGAAGACTAAGAACGCGTGGCAGAACCCGAGGCCGCCGGTGCGGCGGTCGATTTCGCGCGAGACCCAGCTATTGCCGGCGGGTGAGAAACCTACGGAAACCATGGTCTACTTCGCCGCCTTAGCCGCCACGCCGATCGCCTCGCCCATACCCTGCCCCAGCGCCCGCATGGCCTCGACGGACGGTGAGGCCCCGTAGCCCTTGAGCTTCCCGAGACCCGGCACATCGGCGTCCTGGATCGTCCGGTCGGACAGCACCGCGCCGCCGTTAACGACCTTCTCGCGGACGGTGACGACGCCGGCGGGCGTGGTCGTCGTCTCCGTGCTTCGCGCGCCATACATGACGCACCCGCCCAGCACGGACATCGCGAGCGCGACGGCGAGGACGGTGGGGAGGTCGGTGAGTTTCATGGTCGGTGGTTGTTCTAAAAACCCGGCGGCGCATGGAGCTCGCCGCCGGGCGGAGGGGAAGAACGGCGTGGATTAACAGCCCGCCGAGAGGACGGGCTTATGCGGACGCGCGACAGGCTCGGCTCTTAGCCCAGGCTTCGTCGCGGATTTCCGCTAGTGTTTTGCGGACTGGCACCGGGCGACGGGCCGGCGGGATGACGATCCCCAGGCGGGCGGCGCGGTGGCGGGCGCGGCTCAGGTCGCGCTTTTCGTCGGGCGTCAGCGGCGGGAGGTCGGCGTTGCGAAGGTGGTCGGACAGGCGGAAGATCGCCGCGCGTTCCGGCGGCGTGAACCCGATCGCCCAGACCCGGTCCAGCATGTCCGCCACACGTCCCATATAAGGGATGGGGTGGAAAGGTATCAATTGCGCGATTTTCCCGATGAAAACCGCTATTCGTGCCGCACGCGGACGAGCGAAATCCAGCCGGGGAACTCCCGGTAGAGGTAGCCCATCAGCCGGTGCGGGTTGTCGTCGAACATGCGGCAGATTTCGAGGAACCGCTTTTCCATCCCCCGGTGACGGGACGGGTCGGGCTCCGTGCGCACGGCCCATCGGACAAAGGATTGATGGCGGGCCAGCTCGGTGAGCATCCCGTCGTCGTCTTCCGCCGCCAGCGCCACCTCGGACGCTTCCGCCCCTTGTTGCTCAAGCCACCGGATCGCGGCGACGCTGGGCGATTCGAGCCCCCCGGTGACCCGCTTACCCGGCTTGGGGGCCTGCGCGTCGATCATGCACTCGTACGACACCGGGGGTTTTTCCTCATACCGCCCGATGACGCGGGGCACGTCTTCTCCCGTGCGCCGCACCATCGGCGTCACCATGTAGACGTGAGGCCACGCCCGGCCTTTACAGGCGTCGCAGGCGCACCGTCCGTGCCAAACGACGTCGGCGGGCGGGCGTTGCTTCCTGCGCTGTCCGGTGTGGACTGGCGGGACTTTAACGTCGGTGGGGACGTGCTTGAACTTGGCGGCGCGTCGGGCGCGCCGGTTGCCGTCCGGGTGACCCTGCTGCTTGCGCCGCCGCGGTTGCGATACGACCATCACGCCGCCTCCGTTTAGACCGGGGGCGTGAGCCCGTACAGCTTAGCTCAGCGCCCCCGGAACTGGATTTGTCGAACGTGCCGGCGGTCCCGTTGACTGCCCGGTGGGCCGGCGTCGGCATTGTAGCGTCCGCAGACCCCGCTCCAAACGAAAAACCTACATCTAGGTGGACAAAACTACTTATCACACTAGATGTTGTTTCGGCTAACCATACTGGTATTATGCGTACACAACCAATTGGTATTACCGCCGCCATCGGCGACTTGCCAATGATCGATCAGCCCTGCGGGGCGAGGGTCGCGCCGAACCTGTACGACGAACCGGCGCACGATGGGCATCGAGGACGCTGGGAGTGGTGACGACGTACGGCCCGGCTATTCAGCTTCGACGCGGTGACTGGGTATCCAGAGAACGACCGCGACAACAAAGTCAGATTCTCAACGGCTCGACCCGACGCCGACGGCGTTATCGACCGACCCGACTTCAGCCGAGCGCTGGGGTCGGTCTGTCCCCTCGGCCTCCGGCGTGTTCGGCGTGTTTACCAGCGACAACGTTGCCTGCGCCTGTCTTACCAGCGACTCCAACGTCTCTCGCATTCGCGCGGCATCGACCGGCGCCTCATCATGCCCCCGCACGACCTCATACGTCGTCACTCGCGACTTACACCCGACGCACTCGCGCCGGCGGCGCACCGCGCCTCGGCTGGTCAGCCTGCTGTCGATGACGCTATGCGTCCCCTGTCCTAGTAACGACGCTCCACAATTCGGGCACTTCATTGCATCTCCGGTAAAGACATTCTACGTCACCCTTCACAATCAAGTCGTCAACGCCCCCGGCCCGTCCGCCGCGCCGATCCGCGTCCCGTTGACGGGCATCACGTCGCTCCGCCACGCCGCGAGCCGGGGCAACCGCCCGTCGTCGCGCACGACCGCGTCAGCCTCCGTGCGACGCCGCCACGCCCCGCACACGGGCGGCGCGTCGTACTCCAGGGGGTGACCGATCGCCTTGGCGATGCCGGGCAGCGTCAGGGCGTTGACGACGAACCCGGGGCGGCCCGCGGCTTGGGCGGCGGCGCGGACCTCGGGCAGCGACCAGTTCCGACCTCCGTTACAGGCCGGGCAGCGACAGACGATCGGCTTGGTTTTTCGGCTGGGGTTCATGCGGCCTCCGTCGTACGCAACGCCCTCAAGCGGCTCTTCTCCCTCATGCAGTCGTCGCACCAACTCTGCCGGCCGCCGGTGCCCATCTCGGCAAACTGTTCTTCCGGCAACCACCCGACGTGCTTGGTGCATTGCAGGTATCGGACGCCTTCGTGGACGACGACGGCACGGCGACGCTGGCGGCGGGCCTCCCGCTCGCGGGCGGCGGCGTCGAATTTCGCCTGCAATTCCGGGGGATAGCCCTGCTGTTGTTCCGCGGCCGTGGCTGGCGACCGCCGGTATTGCGGCACGGCCGGCGCGAACAGGTCGGGCCGCAGCGTCTTGAGGGCGCGGATCAGGTGCATGGCCGCGACGTCGTAGGGCGTGCCGACCTCGCCCGGCCGGCGCGGCTCGCCGCCGAACCCGCCCTCCAGCAGTTCCCACGCGCGGGCGACGTGTTCGACCGTGCGCGTCCGTCGTTTGAATCGGTCCGTCGTCGGGGTCATCGCCCCTCGCTTTTCGGCGCGGCGGCGGCGAGGGCGGCGTCGATCATCGCCAACTCCGAGACGTAATCTCTCGCGGTCGCCAGCAACTCCCGCAGCCGGTCGCGTTCGGCCAGAAGGGCGGGGACACCGGCGGCGGTGAGGACGGCCGTCGCCACCGTGTCAATCTCCTCGGCTTCCGACGCCGGCAGGGCCGCAAATGCTTCCCCGCCACGGCCCACCATTTCCTCAAACCCCGCCGGGGTCGGGGCGGCGAGCTTGGCGGCGATGGCGCGGAGCCGGGCGGCGCGGGCGCGCAAATCGGCCGCGTTGGCGTTGGGCCTGATGTTGGCGCAATAGGTCAGGTCGGACGCGGCCAGTTCCAAAGTTTCAGCGTCGGTCATCGGTGGCCTCTTTCGGTTGGGGTAGGGCGGCGGCGATAAGACAGTCTTTGTGGTGACCGTCGGCGCTGGCCTCGCCGCACCACGGACATTTGTAGGCCGCTTTACCATCGAGATCGGTTTCCATAATCCACTGGATTCGCGATAACACCGCCTCCATCTCCTCCACCCGCGCCGCCGCGCACGCGTGATGCCTCGGGTCGCGCCAGCAGCCGGGCCAGTGGGTTCGTTCGCGGTCGTCGGTCATCGTCGTTCTCCGTCAAAGGGGTGTCGGGGTTAGGGGGAAGAGGGTCGGGTTCAGGGCGGACGCCGCTCGAGCGTTCAGCCATACCACCTCGGTGCGCTCGAGTGCCCCATCGGCCCTTGCCGCGACCTCGAGGTGTCGCCACCCGCCATAAAGCCGCTCATAAAGCCCGCTTGGGTAGCCGCTCAAAACGACCATTCCCTCGAGGGCGTGAAGGTGGACAGCGAGACTTTCGTGGTCGTCGTCGTCTAGTTCGTGGGCGTACATCCCGCCCCGATACTTGATGTCGCAGGGGTTTTTCAGGCTCCGGGTGGCGATGACGTAGGGCGGATCGACGTAATGCAGGGTTTCCGGCCCATCGTGGGCGGCCATTACCTCGAGCGCGTCCCGACATTCGATCACCACGCCCGTGAATCGCTGGGCGACACGTCGCAAGTTATCGGGAAATGTCGTCCAGTCTCGCGCCGGGGTCGTGCCGGATCGGTTGCTATTCGCCCGGAATCCGGTTTTAGCTCGAGGATTGTGACCATTGGAGCCAAACCCCATTGTCGCCCGGATGCAGAGTCGGCGGGCCACCTCAACGGGGTCGTCGGTGCTCTCGTACGCCAATTCAAATTCGGCTCGAGCGAAGGGGGTGGCCTCGAGGGCACGGATCAGCCGGTCGCGCTGCTCGAGGTCTTGGAGCACCCTGAACAACGTCACCATCCCGGTATCAAGGTCGTTGTACACCTCTGCATAACTGCGGGGCTTGCGCATCAGGACGGACGCGGCGCCGCCGAACGGTTCGACGTACACGCGGTGGGGCGGGAAGTGTCCGATGATCCACGGGGCCAGTTTCCACTTGCCGCCGTGGTATCGGATGACCGGGCGCGTTGGCGGGTGTTCCTTCGTCACGTCCCACCCCCCATCCCCCGCCCGTACGGGTTCGGGTTCACCGGGCGGTCGGCGGGCGTGGGGGCGGCGAGGTGGGTCATGGTCGGGCCTCCGCCTCGGTAATGATCTCGCACCCGCGCCATCCGCTCGGCCTCGTAATGCCGGTCGGACACCGCCCACGCCCGCGCGAGGTGGGCGGGCACCTCGAACCCGAGCATCCGCCACACCTCCTGTTCAGCGGGGGACAGGCGGTTGATAAGCCGCTGGCACTCGTCGTAGCCGGGCGAGCCGTCGTCGTGTGGGGTCATGGCTTGGGCGCCTCCGTGCCGACGGCCCGGTCCCGCGCGGCCAGCGCGTCGGCGTGGGTCCCGAAGACGACCGGCCTACCGGCGTCGTGACGCTCGGCCGCGTGCTCGACGCTGAGCGGGTACGGGCCGGCGGGAATCCACCACGTGAACGGAGCCGGCGGGTCCTCGGGCGAGTCGTCGAAGAGGGTCATGGTTTCGCGTCCTCCGGTTGCAGCCTTCGGTAGATCAACAGGGCGAGTTGCCGGCTGTGCCGCGGGTCGGCGTTCTCAAGTTGCTTGCGCCACCACTCGCTCGTCAGTTCCGAGACGACCAACGTCCGAAGGTCGATCAGGTCGGCGTCATCGAAATCGGCGATCAGTTCCGCCGCCCGGCGCTCTTCCATTTGCGCCGGGGTCGGCCCTGGCGGGATGCGGACGTAGGACGATTTCACGATCGCCCCCTGAGAGACGCCCACTCACACAAGATCACGCCGCCGCCGTCGTGGATTCGGTCGGCGATACTGGGGCCGACGCGCGCGACGAACTCCTCCGGTGTCTGGTTGCTGATGAGCACCGTCGCCAAGTTGTTCTCGTACCGCTTGTTGACGATCCGGGTCAGCGTCCGGTCTTCCCACGCCGTGTCCCCGCGCTCGTGGAGCTCATCCAACACCAGCAACGCCGGCCGGACGTATTTCGCCTCCACCCGCTCCTGGGTCATCTTGGACCCGTCGTCGAACGTCGATCGCAGCTCGAGGAAATAATCGAAGGCGTTGGTGTAGACCGCCCGCCTGCCTTCCCGGCAGAAGTCGAGTACCAGTCCGCACGACAGCCACGTCTTGCCCGTCCCCCGGCCGCCGATCAGGCCGACGATCCCCGACGTAGTCGCCAAGCCCTGCAATGCGACATTCGCCGCGCAGTACCCGGGGTTGTCGGTGGGGCGGGCACCGGGGTTGCCGAGCAGCCCGGCGTCTTTGTACCGGGGCGGGACGGCGGCACCCGCGATCAGCGAGGCGACCTTGGCTTGACGTTCCCGCTCGTTCTGGCGGGCCTGGGCCTCGCTTCGCGCCGTGGGCGGCGCGACCGCGGGTCCGCCGCGGGCCTTAAACGCTTCCAGCCTCGCGGGCAGGGACGCCACCAGCCGCGCCGCCTCCGGGTCGGGCAGGTTGGCCCGCTGCTCGCGAACCCGATGGGTCGCCCGCGCGATCACCTCCTGGGCCGCGCGGGGCTCCGAGGATCGGAAGGGGCCGGGCGGGTTGGGCGAACTGGCCGGCGGTTCGGTCGGGCGGGGCGGGTCGGTTGTTTGGGCTTGCACTTCTTGATTTCCTTTCGACTAAAAACCGGGGCAACTGGCTCGCGGACAGGAGCACGGACAAGGGGTGGCCGTGGAAAAAGTGGTCGTCGTCGGCGAGGTAACGGGTAATCACGGCCTTGGCGTCGTCCAGGCTGCCGCCGCACGCTTCCAAAAGCTCGGCAGTTTTCGAGGCGTCCACGCTGCGGAACGAATACTTCCGCCCGTACTTGTCGAACCATCCGTCGGTGAAGTGCCGGATGAGTTCGTGATGGGGACCGTCCGCCTGCTTTCGTGGCTTTCGCAGTGGCGGCGGTTGCGACGATGGGGCGGGCGGCGCAGCCGCGACCGGGGGTGGGGGTGGGATGGGGGTGGGTGGGGGGGAGGAAGAAAGAGGGGTTATAGGGGGGAAAGAAACCTGGGGGGCGGGCGGGGGAAGGGCGGGGGAGGGGGAGGGATTAGAAACGGGATTAGGTAAGGGATTAGGTAAGGGATTAGGTAAGGGATTATCTAATCCCTTTTGGCGTTTATAGGCCCGTTTTTGGTTAAGTCGGTTACGTTCGGCCTGTCGGGCGACGCGGTCGAGCGCCGGGAACTGGTGGCCGCCGGCGACGGCTTGCGCGACCGGGAAGCGACCGACGGAGCAGGCGACGAGAAGGGAAAGGAATCGGGGGACGTTGCCGCTTTCCCGCCCGGCGATCTCGCGGAGCTGGTCATTGGTAAACGTCTGCCGTTCCGATCGCGACTCGCTGGGTGCGTCCATCATGTGCCTGAGAACCCGGTGCGCAAAACCGTCCGCGGCGAGCGTGGCCTTTGCCGCCAGCACCGCCTCGACTTCCAGAAGCATCTCCTTCGCCGACTTCGCCACTTCCTACTTCCCCCCCGTCGTTGGTGGCGCCACGAACCCGCCCAGCGCGTCCACCTCTTGCCGGACGGTCATCGGCGCCGCGACGTCCTGGGGCTGCACGTTTGCCGCCGCCCGGTTCTCGCGCCGGATGGCGTCGAACACTTCCTTACGATGGACGCTGAGGGACTTGCGGGCGGTGACGCCGAGCCGCACTTTATTTCCTCGGATGTCGACGACCGTGATCTCGATGTCGTCGCCGATGACGATCGTCTCGTCCTTCTGTCGGGATAAAACAAGCATTTGCCTACCACGCCTTCCTTGGTCTGGTTGTCGTTGTATCCCGCGCCGACGCCGGCGCGGGCATTTCCGACCGCCGCCGATCAGCCGGCGACTTTGCCGGACTGCCAATCCATCTTCCCCGCCGCCGCCGCCCGGTACGTCTTCTCCCGCTCCGTCCGCCTCGCCAGCGCGTAGTTGATGCGGATCTTGCCCAGCCCTGTCGAGAACGCCGCGGGCTCGAGCTGCCCCGCCATCAGGCCGGTCATCGCCTCTTCCCACGCCTCCAACGTCGACAGGTCGGGGAGCGGGGGTTCGGCGTCGGCGCCGCTGACGTCGGGGTCTTCCGTGGGTTGGCCCCCGGTATCGCGTTGGTGGTGTTCGTCCTGCTCGGCTTCCGCCGCCGCGTCCGCCATCGCCTCGGGCGTCGGCTCGAACTCCTGCCCTTCACTGACCGGCCGCTGAGTGACCCGCGCCGCTAGTGACGCAACTCCCCGCGCCGCCGCGCCGGCGGCCGTAGAGGCTTCGACCACGTCGGTAAAGTGTTCCTCGGAATCGACCTCCATCGCCCGCGTGAACTTCTCGGTGGACAACGGGAGCCACTTCGCGACCCGGCGGAAGACGGTCTTTTTCGCCATCTCCGACCAGTCGCTTTTCCAAGCGCCGATCGCGTTGCCGCTCTTGTCCGACCCACTCTTTGACCGCTGGCGGACCTTCTCGATGTCGCACACCGGCATAAAGTCGAACTGCTCCCCGCCGTCGGTGAACAGCACGTAGGCGAATGCGCCGATCACCTGTCCCCGGTCGCCCTTCAGGTACGGCGCGAACGTGCATCGGGCGTCCGAGCCCTTCCGCATGTCGAACTCGTCCCGCTCGTGGACGACGTCGGCCTCGATCCGCTTGATCTCGCCCGTCTGCCGCGCGAGCTTGGCGAACCCGCGATACCCGATAATCAACTGGCACTGCTTGACCCACTGCTCGCCGCTCGGCCCGCGCACCTTGTTGTTGAACGGCACCGGGTACGCCTCGCCCAGCGTGCCGGACAAGTCCAGGCCCAGCTCGGCGGCGCGGTTGATCGTCTCCAGGATGCTCGATTGCGTGCATTGGAGCAGGTCGGGCGTCCGGTTGGCCGCGACCAGCAACGTCTTTAACAGCCGCTCGGGCGTGACGTGACGCGGTAACACCTGTGCCAACTTGTCCTTCTGTGTCTCCAGCAGGCTGCTGAGCGCCGCCGCGGTGCCGATCGGGGCCAGCGGCTGATAACGTCGTGTCGCGATCGCCCCGTTCGTGCCGGGGGCTTCCATCGTCGCCGTGCTCATCGTCGTTCCTTTGCGGCCCTCGCCGCGGTAATGAATTTCAACTGTCGGTAGGTCGTCGGTTCGACCACGTACCCCTTGCGGGCGCACTCCATGAACGTGACGGCCCGCCCGTCCTCACAATCCCCGGCCTCGGCGTCGGCCAGCGCCGCGATCACGTCCCGCTTGGCTTCATCGAGCGCGTCGTTGGCCACCTTGGCGGCGTCGCGGGCGTCGCAGAAGGCGTTGACCAAGGCGGCGTCGATCGGCACCCGCTTGTTGGGCTCGCGTCGCACGCGTTTCAGCACGTCAAGGGACGGCCGGAAGTCGGCGGGCTCGATCCGGGGGATGACGTGCTCGCGCATGAACCGCGTACCATGCTCGGCGACGGCCTCGGCCAGCGCGTCGTTTCGGTCGATCCGGTAGATTCGCCAGTCGAACTTTCGGTAGACGGGCAGGAGCACCGGCACGTAGGCGACGCGGAACTCGGGCCCGGCCACGTACAACTGATGGTGGCACTGGACGATCACCCGGTCGGGGACCTGGTCCGTTCCCGGTTCCCCCCATTCGTCGGGGTCGGAGCTGGTCTTGCATTCGACTATAAAGGGTTCGTCATTCACGGCGACAGGCCCGGGGTCGCCGGCCGTAATCGTGCCGTTGTGAACCTTCCACTGGATGCCGTCGAAGTTCGCGGCCAGCACGCCGCCGTCGTGCACCTTCATGTAATTGCGGGAAAGGCTCGCGGCTAATTCCGCCTCGGCGAAGTCGAGCAGCGCGCCCTCCAAACGGTTGCCGCGCTCGGTGTGCTCGTTGCCCGCGAACCCGTCGGCCTGCCCGGTCTTTTCGAGGAAGATGTCGGCGGCGCTGCGGTACGGGTCCAGGCCCATGACGGCGGCGGCGTCGGAAGAACCGATGTATCGCTGGCGGGTTTGTCGTTGTTGGTCGGTAATCATGGGTTAGATGACGTGTTTCCAGGTCGTCCCCGATTTGATGCTCCATATCTGGCTGTGCGCGACGCAAAAGCACCTCGCGATCGCGGCGGCGGCCATTCCGTCATCAAGGTGCTGACGGATCGCTCGTACATCGTGCTCCGTCAGCTTGTGGCCAGTGACCGCCTCGCCCTTGCGATAGCGACTGAAGGCATGATTGTCGGCTCGGTTCTCTTCCGGCGTCCCCCACGCGAGGTTGTCGACACGGTTGTTCGACTTGTCGGTGTCGAGGTGCCGCACTTCCATGCCTGGGGGTCGCGGCCCGTGGAACGCGATTGCGACTAACTGGTGAACGTACCTGGTTCGGTATTTCGGAGACACCCAAAGTTTCACGCTCCGATAGCCACGCCCGATCCGTCCTTGGCGAAGCTCAAGCCGCCGACGGTATTTGTAAGAAATCACCCGTCCGTCGCTGGTGACGGCGTAGCCCGGGCAGCCGTCAACCGGCCTCTCCTCGGCCGTCATGTCGGGCCGGACGCCGATGAGGGTGTCCGTCGCCAGATCCGTGTTCTCGGTAATCACTCCCCACCCCCGTCCGCCGTCGCGCCGGCGGCCTTGGCGATGGCGGCGCGCATCTGCGTAAACGCGTCGTCGATCAGCGTCGGCGTGTCGGCGGCGATCATGGCCTCGCACGCGGCCCGCAAGTCGGGTGCGGCGACGATCAGGTGGGCGTTGGCCACCCCGAACGGGAGATCGGTGTAGTACACCTCCCCGATGATTACGCATCTCGTCGCGACCGACTCATTCGCGCTGTCGGTTGCTACGATCCGGCAGGGCCCCATAGGCTCATCGTCGATTATCCAAGGCCCGGGCGTGTGTTTCGTCTCTTCCATCGTCGTCGTCCTTTCGCCCCCCGAGTCCGGCCGATTTTCGGCGTTGAAAATCCGCGTCCGGTCGTTCCGTTCAGGGGTTCGCGGCGTCGGCGGGGGTGTGATTACCCGACATTGTGACTTGCGCTTTCGGGGTATTTGACGTCCATGTCCTCGCACCACTCGCGGCCGTGACGTTCACAGAACAGGGATCGGATCGGCTTGTCTCCCGCACCGGGGACCATCCGCCTGACCTCAACCACCGGCGGGTAAAAGCACTTCGGAACGATTCGTTCAACGCCGTTGACCTCCTGCACGCCAAGGCACGAACAGAACCAGAGGCCCTTGTCGTGAATGTCTTTCAACAGCGTCGGCGGCAGGTCGGATATGGGTCGAACTCCGTGGGTGGCCTTCTGGTCAGCCTGTGCTTTCGAGTCTTCCATAGCGTGCTCCGATGTCCGGTTTTTATTAGGTATTGAAAAGCTACTCTAGAATTCTACTGGCGTCCGCGTGAATATCAAGTATAAACCCATAATGCTCGCACAACTCACAAGGCCCGCCATAGACTCCCCCGCTATGGCGAAAGAGTCCGAAGCGGAAAGCAGCAAGTCCGACGACAAGGGCGTACAGCTCAACGTGTTCATCCCGAACTCGCTGATGAAGCGACTGCGGGCGTACGCGAACAGCAGCCTGTACCAACCGTCCCTCGGTCGAATCGTGACGGCGGCGATTACCGAACACCTCGATTCGCGCGAGGGCGTGCAGCCGTCCGTGCCCCGCCCCCGCAAGCCCCGATGACCATCGACACGCGCAAGCTGCTCCACGGCGCGGGCTACACCGTCACCGTCCACGCGCACGTCGGCGGCCGGGGGTACAAGGCGTTCTCCCGCGTGTCGGCGCACGAGTTCCGCCTCCACGGCGTGATCCGCGGGGTGCGGCGGGCGATTGCGAGCGTCGTGAAGCGGGCGGGGGCGTAGGGTCATGGGAGGGCTCCGGCGAAGAGGACGGGCTGCGCTAGTTGCGGCGGTGCGGGGTCGGGCATCAGGTGCGGCCACAGTTGCAACGCGATCAGCCCCGCCTCGGTCATCCCCTGGCACGCCATGCAGTCGGCGTCACCGCCCGGGCCATAGTGGACGGGGCACCGCGCCACCTCGAAACCGGCGCGGCGGTAGCACCGTCCGGGGTCGCGCTTGCGGCGGGTCTTGTCCGGGTCAACGAACGTCACCAGCCCCAGCGCCGGCACCGCGCCAAAGTCCCACGCGGGCAAGTTTGCGGCTATGTACCGGGTCGCGGCAATGGCTTCGCGGATCAACTCACTCGACAGCCCCGCCCCTTCGTTCCTGAATGCCGTGTTCATCCACGCGCCGGCCCACGCGTGCCTGACGTATTGCGCGTACGGGTAGGACGTGACCCAGTACGCGCCGCCCGTGTCCGCAACTCGGAGCTGGTCGCGGTCGCCGGTCTTGAGGCAGATGCACCGTCCCGGTGGAACGAATTGGGGCGACCCGTGGGTCTGCCGGTTGTAATGCCGGTCCGCGATGTGGACGCCGCCCACGTCCGGATCTGCGCGATGGGATAGTCTCCACGTCATCGCGCACCCCCCGCAATCGCGAGGACGGCGCGGGCCTGGGGGACGGTCATGGGGGCGGGGGCGACTTCGCGAACCGTCACCACCGCACGCGGGTTGTCCCGGTCGTCGCGCCGGTAGACGTGCATCTCCACCACCTGTTTGTCATCCCGCCAGATGCACCCGGTGAGGCTGTCGAGGAGCGCCTTGAGCCGGTTGTCGAGGTCTCCGGTCTTGCGCGGGCGGTAGATGTGAACCGTCACCGCGACCTCGCCCGTCAGCGGCGTGGGCATCCTTGTGCCGGCAATGGCTGCGGCGGCCATGTGTGCCCGCATCGAGCAGGCCAAACTGGACACGTTGAAGCTGATGGCAGAGTCCATGTCGCAGTTCGGGGTCAAACCAACGGTCAGCCAACTCGCAGCGGCGGCAATCGACCAGTTCATCGAGGCACACGGGCCAAAGCCCCGCCCCCGCAAGCGGTAGGCGCGGGCGGATGGCGGGGTCATGGGACACCTCCGGCGGCGGAGGCGGCGGACATGATTCGCTCCCCTATCCATTGCGCTACTTGGGGCACGACGGCGTTTCCGAGGCTCCTAAGTCGGTCCACCCGATTGGGAACCCCATCAGCCACTCGACCCAGGGCGGGTTCAACTGACCACCAACCTGATCCGGCAGGGTCGGCGTTGTGTCGCCAGAAGTCCGCGAGCGCCATGACGCCGCGCTCATGCCCTTCCAGTCCCGCGAAGACGGCGTGCGGAAGTGTGGGTTGGAGTTCCCGCGAACCATCTGAATCAGGTCGTCCCGCCCGCCCCGATCGGCGTCCGATGCGCGTGGGGTCGGCATCATCCGCACCGCTCCGAGCAGATTCCCGCCGCCCTCGTGGTTCGCTGTCCCGCCGTAGTCGGGGCCGCGCATGCAGTCCGCCGCCCGTGGCGTCGGCAACAAGCCCCGCGCCCGCGCCGCCTTCCGGCTGTTGCTCCCGCCATCCATGATCGAACCGCCGCCCGGCTTGTTCACGGGCGTAGGCCACAACGAACAGCCGGTCGCGAATGTGCGGGGCACCAACGGCCGCAGCGGGAATACAGTCCCAACTCGCATCGTACCCGCACGCGGCCAAGTCCTCGAGAACTCGGTCGATCCCCCGAACAAGGAGAGCTGAGACGTTCTCCACGAGCACGAGCTTGGGTCGAATTGTGCCAATGAGCCTTCGGAACTCTGACCAGAGTCCGGACTTGGCACCGCCGATGCCGACGCGCTTTCCTGCATTGCTGATGTCCTGACAGGGGAAGCCCCCCGCGATAAGGTCGATCGTCTTTGCCCAAGCCTTGTAGTTCGCCGCACGCTGGTGCATCTCGACAGGGAGACGCCGACGCGGGCGCATCCACGCGACCAGTTCCCGCACGTCGCTGAAACGCGTTACGCCGGGCCAGTGCTTCGCGAGTACCCGACGGCAGTAGGGCTCAATCTCGACTTGCCCGACGCACGTCATTCCGGCGCGGTCTAGGCCCAAGTCCAAACCGCCGATCCCCGAAAACAGAGACAGATAATTCACCGCCCACCCCCCGCGACGGCGAGGACGGCGCGGGCCTCGGGGACGGTCATGGGGGCCGATGCCACCTCAATCCGCACGCCGCACCACCGGGCCGGCTCCTGCGCGTACTCGAAACGGATATTGGCGGTGTCCCCGTCGTCGATGCCGAAGTAGCGGGCGATCTCGTCAACGACGTACTTCATCGACGCCCGCAGATTGTCGTGGGCGTCAAGGGTTTTCGGCCCGTAACGCGTCAACGTAACCAACAACGGCGGTGGCAACTTCGGACGCCACGCGGCCATTTCCAGGGCCACCCGTTCCTTCTGCTTCCGCTGTGCGTCCCGTTGCGACGCGGCCTGCTCGCGCGTCACCGTCTTATGATTCATCCAGTTCGGGACGGCCATCTTGATGAACCACCCGCCCTTCGCCGCCTGTTCTCTCTCCCACGCCTTCGATTCCGCCGTCGGGCCGGTGAACCGTTTCTTCCGTGGTGGCTTCGCGTCACGGGCGCGGGCCGTGCCGACGACGGACGCCCAGCGGGCTCCGGTCGGCGTGCTTGGGTTGATGTCGAGCTTCATGTTCTGCCTGCCTTGGTTGGGTTGTCGGGGGGGAGGGGCGATGCGTGGTTTAGAAGTCGTCTTGGTCGAGCAGGGATTGCCGCGTGAAGTCGAGGGCGACCGACTCGGTGACGAGCAACGTTTTTCCGTCAACCACTTTTTGCCAGAGCCACACGCTGCCCGGCGTCTGACATGTGTATTCCCACCCGTACGACTCCAAGAGTCGCGAGCGAACCGTATCGAGTTCGGATTCAAGGCGTTCAAGGTCTTCGAGTAGTTGAATGGTCTGACTCACGTTCTTCATCCTTCCCGGCCGCGCCGGTCATGGGGTCAATAAGCCTTGCCGCCGGCGAGCATCCGCGCCTCGCGCTTGTGGTCTTCGCGGTTGCGGTTGAACTCCATCTTTTCGACGTACGCCCAGCCGAGGTCCATCCCGAGCCCGGCCCCGATGTCGAGGATGCGGATCAGCGCGTCGGCCAGCTCCACTTCCAGCATCCGCCGGTGGGTGAGCTTGTCGTCCATCAGGTTCTTCCGGTGCCCCTCCATCGCTTCCGCCAATTCCGACACCACGAGCATCAGCATCTCGCCGACGTTCCGCTTGATCGGCTGGCCCGTGTGAATGTCGAGCCACCACTGCTTGTTCGCCTTGTGAACGTCTTGCGCGAGGTTGTTGATCGCCGTTGCCGTTTGCATGCCGTCCATCTGTCGTCTCCGTCTGCCGGCTGCCCGGCGGTAAAGGTCAAAGGGAAGGAACGGCCTCGGCCCTGGCGATCGCCTCGGCAACGACCGCGTCCGGCACGTCGAAAAACCCTTGGGAACCCTTGTAGGGAACGGGCGTCTCGAACCGGCGCGGGTTCAGGTAGACGTGGCACATCGGCCCCTCAATGTGCGAGTGGCCTTTCAGCCATTCGAGACCACGCACCATGCCCGCCCGCAGCGCCGCCGCCGGCCAGCATCCGACCTGATCGACGACGCCGACGATCGCGCCGAACACGAGGTCGGCGACGCGGACCGGCTCGTCGCAGAACGCCACGAGCGACGGGTCATCGTCGTCCGTCTCCAGCCACGACCGGGACTTGCCGGCGTGGATCAGGAGCGGTCCGGTGTAGCCCGTGTGCCACATCCGGTTCTCGGTCCGCTTAAAGTCGGGGTGCGAGTCCGGCAGGAGGATCAGGTGGGCGTAGGGTTGGCAAACGGTAATCGCTTTCATACTTCTCCTCGGTTAAGGTCAAAGGGGGCGGGGGGAGGGGCGGCCCTCTTGTCGATCCCACAACTGGCGGCGAAGCTCGCGGGCCTCGTCTTCGGTGATGACGGCGGGAGGGTTGCGGTCGACAACGCCCTTGCACCACGGGCAGCGGTCCGTCGTGTCCGTCCCCGGGTTCGCCCCGTTCCAAAAGATCCTGCCGACGAACACGGCGCACTCGTCGCAAATGCGCCGGTCACAGGTGAACTTGCGAGACGCCAGCCGGTAAACCCTGGTCATCCCGTTCGTGTCGCCCAACCACTCCATGCCGATGAGCCGGTCGCAGAGCTTGGTCGCCCTACGTTTCCGGCACGCCTGGCAAAGCTCGGTCGCCGGCGCGAACGCGTCGTCCAGCCGGTCGCGAATCTGCCGCTCGGTCTCCCCGTCGCAAAGGCGGGACTCGATGAAGGCTTCGTAGGGGTCAGCCATTGGCCACCGTCCCTTCGGTTGCCGCGGGGGCGGGGCGGGGGGAGGCCCAATACCGCTGATGCCATCCGCACGCGCCAAGCCCACCGCCGCAGAAGAGATCGCAGACGGTCCGGCTGTCCGGGTCGGCGGCGGCGAGAGCTCGTGACAAGTGCGCGGCGTGGCCGCACGCCCACCCGTTGCCGATCACCTTGTATTGGTTCGTCTTGCCGATGCCGTCCGGCCACGCGAAGTCATCGGGGCAACTTTGAAGGCGGGCACACTCGGCGGGCAGCAGGCGGCGGATGTACCCCTTCGACTTCCAATTTTGGATCGGCTCACGCGAACCCGCGCCGATCGTGTGGGCGGGGGCGTCTACCGCAAGGCACCCGTTCGGCTCGCCCTTGTGCCACTGGCCGACGACGGTCTGGCACGGGGCGTCGGGGTCGATCGGGGGATGCTTGGCGCGGTAGGCGTCCGACCATCGGTATTCGACGACGCCCGGCAGCGCGTTGTGCGTGTGGGCGGCGGCGATCGTGGTCGAGGGTTCGTCGGTGATGTCCCGTTCCGTCCGCGCCTCGCCGGCGTAGTGCGGGTTCGACCCGCCGCCGATCACCGTCAACCAAAGGCCGTCCCCGCCCCCTTTGCCCATCGCGTTCACCGTTGGCCCAGGTTCGTCCGGCTCGTAGGTGTGGCCGTATCTCTCTTGCTGAGAATTGGCCCCGCCCATCCGTCGAATGCCGACGGCCGACACCCCCAGTGCCTGCCGCACCGTCACGCCCGGCAACAGCGCCGCGCCGAACATGCACGGCGATGGTGGCGGCCACGCGTGGGTCGCACGCGGCCACTGGTGGCGGATGCCGTTGACGTACAGGTCGCGCCGGATGCCCCACACCCACGACCGTTCCCGGAATTGCGGGACGCCAAAGCTCACCGCGTCCTGTACCTGGAAGGCGACGACGTACCCGGCGTCCTCCATGCTCGCGTACAGGGCTTGCCAGTACCGCCCGCCCTCCGACGACAGCAGGCCCGGCACATTCTCCATCAGGAACATCCGCGGGCGCACCTTGCGGATGGCGGCGACGAAATCGGGGCCGCAGTCGCGGGCGTCCGCGCTCGCCTTTCGCTTGCCGGCGTGGCTGTGTGGCTGACACGGCGGCCCCCCGAGAATCACGTCGGCGTCGGGCAGGGCGTCGATGTAGTCGCACACCGGGCCGCACTCGACGCGCACGCCGGGGAAATTGGCGGCGTAGGTTCGCGCCGCCCACTTGTCGAAGTCGATGGCCAGCAGGGTTTGCCAGTTCACCGCCCACCCCCGTCCGCCACCGCGGCGACAAGCGGGCACTTCGGGCATCGCCACAGCCGGGGCGACCCGCCGCACGTCCACCCCTTTTCTTTCAACAGCCTCGACGCGATGGCCCGCCTAACGTAGCCGGCGCGTGTGCCGCACCGTGCGCCGCACGCGGCGCAACCGACGACCCACGCGATGTCGGGGCCGATTTGACGGTCGACGGCATGGACGAGCTTTCCGACGTGGAGGGGGTTCACCGGCCACCCCCGATCGCGGCGGGGGCGGGGGAGGGGCGGCGGATCGCCATGAACGGCCGGCAACCGCGAAGGTAGTCGGCGTCGCGGTGCGCGAGGACGTGGCACGACCGGCAAAGCCAGTAAACCTGTTCGGGCTTGCTGTAATCGGCGTGATGGCTATCGAGCCGGGCCGTGTGACCGCATTTCGTGCATGTCGTCGGCTTCGTGAACCAGCCGAGTTTTAGCCGCTTGTTCACCAGCCCGTTTGCGGCGATCCGCTGTTGCTTGGTGGACTCGGGGGTGATGAAGCCGGGGGCGGGCTTGCCGACGCGGTCGGCATTGCAGCACGCGGGGGAACAATACTTGGCGTGCCGCTTCTTCTGCGGGCGGGTGAATTTGACGCCGCACTGGCGGCACTTGATGACAACCAAGTCGCCGCGACGCCGAACCCCACAAGGCCCACAAGGATCGCCGGTCGATGTTGGGGCGATGTGCGGCGGATGGGAGCAGGATGGAGCAGGGGCGGAATCCGCCTCTAAGCCCCTTGATTCCAGCGGATTAGTTGATTCTGCGGGGGTTACGGCAGGGTTGGCGCTGCGCGCAAAAAACCCCGTAGGCGTGGGTACGAACCCCGGCGCGTTACCACTGTAGCGGCCGGGGTTTGTCGTTTTGGGCGAATCGTCCCACAATGAATCCCCACAAGGCGGCTGGCCTACTTGAGCAGCCGCGCCACCTTGCACCGGAGCGCCTTCGCCACGCCCGCGAGCGTGTCCAGCTTCACCCCCTTGATCTTCCCCGCCTCGATCCGCGACCAGTGGACGTTGGTCGCGATACCGGCCAGCTTCGCCGCTTGCGTCTGGGTCAGCTTGAGCTTCTTTCGCCGCGTCCGAATGAACTCCGTGTCGAGCATCTTTCATGACTCCGATTTTATCATCAAGGCTAAACTGAATCAATACCGAACTTGCACCTTGATGATAATCGCTTAGACTCCCCGCCCCAATATGCCGGACGGGAACGGAGACGAGCTTTACGGATGGGCGCCGCCCCGCGACCAGTGGCCGGCGGGGTGCAAGCCCCACCGCGACGGCTGGGTCCGTTGGTATGCCGGCCGCACCGTGTTCGTCTGCGGCAAGTCGACGCCCCTGGGTGAAGTCGATGACCGCTGGTTCGAGAAGCGAAAGAAGATCGACGCCGCCGGCAAGGGTGAGCTGATCCCCCTGCCATCGACCCGCACCTACCGGGAAGTTTTGTCCGAGTTTCTGGGCGCGATGGAGCACCGGGTGAAGACGGGCAAGCCCCGCCCGCTGTCGCCTCGCACGCTTCACAACTACAGCGTCGACCTCAACGCCTTCGGCGCGTTCGTTCACAACGGGGAGAAGGTTGCCGACATGGACATCGACGCCGCCAACTCGCCGGCCGTCCTGGGCGCGTTCGCGCGCGGGTACGGCGAGTGGAAGGCCAGCGGCTTCGATTCCATCGTCTCCCGCGTGTCGGCCCTGTTCCGGTGGGCGGTCGAAATGGAGTACGTCGATCGCTTCCGCCCCGGCCCAGCCTTTCAGCGTCCCGCCAAATCCGAGATCCGCGACGACCGTATCGACCTCGCCAAAAGCTTCACGCCGACGCAAATCGGCAAACTCTGGCGGAAGGCCAACCACACCGTTCGATGTTGGATCGCCTTGGGCGTGTGCGCCGCGTTCAACAATTCGGACGTGGGCCATCTCTCCCGCCGCGTGGTCAACCTCGACACCGGGGTCATTGACTTTCGCCGGCGCAAGACGGGCAAGGTTCGCCGCGTCATCCCCCTGCCGGTCGCCGTTGTCCTGTTGCTCCGCGATTACCGCCGTCCCGATCCGACCGACCCCGCTGACGCCGACTTGTTCTTCGTCACCGAGCAGGGCAACCCGTACAGCCGCACCGACAGGGAGACGTGGAAGCCCAGTTGTTCCATCTCCCGCCTGTTCGCCAAACTCATCGACGACGCCGACGTGACCGTGGGGAGTGGCCAGAACTTCTCCGGCCTCCGCACGACGTTCTACAACCTTTGCCCCAAGGGGTACGCCGACGAACGGGCGATCATCATGGGCAGGGCGAAGGGGTCGATTGACCTTGACCACTACCTTGAGGATGTCGGGATGGATCGCCTGTCGCATGTCGTCTCTCACGTCTGGTCGCAGGTCAGCAGTTCACTAACGGATGGAATTTCGCCGTCGCCGCCTTCGGCAACGGTTTCGCCTGGGGCCGCGGTGCCTTCGCCGGCTCATAGCGAAACGACATCAGCACCCGCTCCAAATCCTTCAACCTAGCGCGTAGGTGAGGGTGTTCTGTCGGCCCGGCCCAATGAACGGCGATCCGAGCTTGCACGCACACCTCGCGGACGTATTCGCGCCGCTTGCCGACGGCCCGCGCGAGTTGCGCCATGGTCATCAGCCCGCCCACCCGCTCTCCCGCCGTCGTCGCCTGGCTCATAAAATCTCCCCGTGAACCTTGTACGCCATGCGGGTCAGCGCCTGCTCGGGCGTAAACTCGTCCGTCATCAGCGTGTCGCCGTCGAAGTCCTTCAACTCGACCGCCTCGGCCGCCGTCATGTCCGTTTCGCGGAGAAACGCCTTGTTCTTGGCCATGCCCGCCTCCAGCCTCGCCCGCGTCCGCGCCATGATCTCGGGCTTGGGGTGTCTGGCCCGCACCTCGTAAGAGCCCATCGGCCCCTTGTAGATGAGGACGCGCCAGCCTGCGTCCAACATCTGCGTCACCTTGGCCATGTCTACCGTCGTCGCCTGGCTCATCGGGCACCTCCACACTTCGCGCACCGCATGGGCATCACGCAACCGCACCGGGCGATCGCCACGAATAAGGGGATCTGTTCGGTCACCTCGCTCAAGCCGCACCGTCCTTCCGCGTCATCCGTTCGATCCGTGCGTCGGCCGCGTACAGCCAGTCTGCCGCCCCGCAGATCATGTCCTCGTAAATCCAACGGAAGAGATCATGCAGCGGGCCGAAGACGAACGACACGGCCAGCAGCGACACCATGAGAAGCAAAATGCCGAGTCGGATCGGGGTGTACCTGTTCATTCCGCACCGTCCTTCCGCGTGCGGCGGGAGGCCCAAGGGTCAACGAACCACTCGCCACGCGTGTCCATCAGCAGTGTCTTCCCGCATCGGTCGCACTTCGTCTCGTGCGGCCACCACACGCTAAACGCCGTGATGCGGTGGAACCCGAACCAGCAGAGAAAACGTTTCATCGCGTCACCTCACACCGCCCGTTAAGGGAGGAAATCGCCACGCGGGGCCGCTCGTCCGACTCCCTCGCCAGTCGTCGGCAGTGCCGCTCCAACTTGTCCTTCAATGCACCTTTGCCGATGGTTCGGGCGGTCCGTCGCCACCCGCGATACCACGCGGACTTGTCGGTCACGGGGACGTACGCGAGGGCGGATTGCGCGGCCTGTCGGATCATTTGGTTGGTCGTCATCCTCGCACCTCGCTCCCCGCCCGCTCCACCCGCTCCGCGATCCCGTCGAGTTGCGCCGCCATCGCGTCCCCGTGTTCCGCCACCCGGGCGTTGCCGACCCGCCGGTAGTTGTGCGCGCCGATCGCGTAGTTGCGGGCGCGGAACCGCAGCGTGTCGGCGACGATGCTCGCCTCGGCGCGGGTGAGCGTGAGGGCCACCGCCGCGTTCATCCGCGGACCGGCCGGCTCGTGTTTCGGGTCGAAGTCGTTCATGCCTCGTCCCTCCCCGTCCCGCCTATTACGTTGTGGTCACAGAACCCGTAGGGCGCGTCGCACTCGGGACAGTTCATCGCCGGGTGGAAGTCTGGCGGATGTGCCGCGTCCGCGCACTCCTTGCAGCAGAACTCCCCGCCCTCGCGGTGAAAGGGATAGTGACAGAACCCCTTCCCGCAGTTATCGCAGTTGAAATATCTCAGCCGTCTCAGTTTCATTGTTCGTCCCTCCCCGTCCCGCCGTCCCGCGTCGCGGCGGGGGCTGAGTTCATCTGTGCGGCGCACTCCTCGCAAACGCGGCCGTACCGCCAACACATGTCGAAGTAGTTGAACCCCGTGACGGTCGTGAGTGCGCCGCACTCATCGCACCATGTGAAGCAGGCGTCTTCCGGCAGAAACGTGAGGCGGTCTAGATTAGGACGCATGTTCACCCTCCACTTTGGCGGGCTTAACCGTTCGCGGCCCTTCCAGCACCGTCCCGGTGCCTTGGCAGTACGGGCATTGCGGGCGGTAGTAGTGCGAGGGGTCGTCGCAGCGGTCGCCCCAGCAGCACCACTCGCAGCGGTCGCCGACGGTCTTCGACTTCACCTCCCCCACCCCGCCGCCCGCGTCCTCGGGGCCGGGCGTATCGGCCGCCGGGGCGGGGGCCGTGAGGGTGGCGGCTTCCAGTGCGGCGAGGAAGAACCTCGTGACCGCCAGTTCGGACCGCTCCACCGCCGTCCGCTTCTCCCCGGGGATCGCCTCAAGCTCGTCGGCCCACTCCCGAATCTCCGCGATCTCGCCCAGCCGCGGGCGAGCCGGGCCGTAACGCACCTCGGTGTAAAGCGGGGAGGCGGCGTCGGTCAGTTTGGTCAGGGCCTGCCGCAACCGCTTCGCCTCCCCCTCGGCGGCGGCGAGCTTGGCGCGGGCGTCGTCCCGCTCGCGCTCGGCGCCGGGCTCGGCGGGACGGGCGCAGAACTCCTTGATCTGAGCTAAGGTTTGCCGAACCGCGCTAACCTGGCTTGCGGTAAACTCCACCTCCCGATCGTCAATGGACGCCTCCAAGGATTCGGCAAATTCGGCCACATCCCGCTTCGCCTCCTCCTCGGCGGCGGCGAGCTTGGCGCGGGCGTCGTCCCGCTCGCGTTCGGCAACCTCGGCCCTCTGTACGTTTTGACACGACTGGTCGAAATGGGATCTGGCGTCCCGCTCGAATTGCTTGCCCAAGTCGGAGAACCGGTCGGCCTTATCTTTCCACCCGTCCCGCTCGCGGGTCGCGGCGGCGAGGGCGTCGATCAACTTGCGGACGGTCGTCGGGTCGGCGGCGGCGATGTAGGCGGACAGTGCGGCGGCACCATCGGAGGACACCGCTTTGGCGAACGCGACCACCTCCACGGCAACGCGGTCGCCGTCCTCTTCGTGGAAAGTGATTCCTCGGTCAAATTGGCCGCACTCCACCGCCTCCCAGAATTCCGCGACTGCGTCCGCCTTCCGCCGCAGTTCCGCCAGCTCCCCGTCGGCGACGGCGGGCCTGACCAAGTTTGCGACCCGCGCCCGCAGCGATTGCAACGGTTCGCCGCACGTCCCCGTGACCTCCCCGGTGTCCAGCACCCTCGCGACGCTCGCGACCGCGCCGATGACGCCGTTGTCGTGACCGCGCCACCAGGCGGGGTGCGCGGCGTCGGTGCCGTCCATCTTGGGGTCGTCGGCGACGGCGGGCGACGGCGGGGTGACGGCGTCCCGCAACGCCTCGATCGCCTCGGACGCGCCGCCCACCGAACCGTCGCGGTCATACCAGTCGAGGACGGCCTGGGCCGCTTGGGGCACGGCGGGCGACGGCGGGGCGGCGTGGCCATCGGCGAACGGCCCGAAACCGTCGTCCTCGGCACACTTGCCGCAGAGTGCTTCCGGGTTTCCGTGCTGACATTTCGGCTCCGCCACCGGCTTCGCGTCGGCCGCGGCGGCGGCGCGGTGGGCGAGGAGTTCGCGGGCCATGTCCACGACCTCAACATGCTTGGACACGCCGCCGTCGATGAAATGTCTCAGCCGCTCGTCCGTCAGTTTTCCGGTCGTCTCGCTCATCGTCGTCTCCTCAAATCACTCCCCCCGCGTCGTCCAATCACCCGTTCCCGTTCGCGTCGCACTCCCCGAAGTCCGCGTCGTAGTCGTCGTCGCGGGCGGCGCGGGGGAATTGCGGCGCCCGATCCGCGTCGTCCAGCAGCCGGTTCAACCCGTCGACGTTGGCCAGGTGGGCCCTTTCGTACGCGGCGAACCGTTCGTCGCTCATCGTCAGCAGGTTCACGTCGACCACCGGCAGGCGGCACCGGGTGGCGAGGCGTTCGACGTTGTCCGTTACGAGCTTCATGGTCGATTCCTTTCGTGGGGGCGGCGAGGTCAAAGCCCCGGCGTGGTTTGCGGCAGCACGCGGGGGTGTTTCAGGAAGGGGCGACCGGCGTGGGTGAGACCGGCCGCCCCAGGGGAGGGCTCGTTTATTCCTTCGCTTCGTGGTCGACGGTGCCGTAGGTGCCATGGACAACCGTCCAGCCGTCCAGTAGGTCGCCGATCTTTCGGCCCTCGGCCTCGATTCGACTTTTGAGGATCGCCCGCCACGTCGAGCAGTAGAGCGTGAATCCGACCTTCTCCATCGCGTTGTCCGGCAGCATGACCTCCAGCCGGATCTCGGCGCCGGCCTCGGACTCCCCGCCCTCGTCGGACTCCAGCACGGGCAGGTGAATCCCGAACCGCTTAGGGAACTTCACCAGCGCCTCGCCTGCCGTCGCCTTGAATATGACGCCGTTGGTCTTCTCGTCGCTCTGGATGTCGGACTCGAAATTGACGGTCGCCGTGGCCTTGACGGACGACATGGCCATCAGGATCGCGGGGTCGGACAGGTTCGCCTCGTGGGTAAGCAGGAACTGGAGCAGCGTCTTATGGTCCAGCTTCTTGTTGAGGACGCACTGCCACTCGTTCCAGTCCTTCGACGTCGGCAGCGGCAGGCGGATCACTTCGCGCTGGCCGCGCCCGACCTGATCGTCGATCACGACGGCCGCGCCGGTCTCGTGGAAGAACACCAGCGACTTCTCGGGCGTGCCGTACTTCTTGGCGTAGTCGACAAAGCTCTGGGCGGTGGTCAGGACGTGCGCCCGGTAGTCGGCGGGCGGCGTCCATTCGTCGCGGGCCTTCGCCAGCTCCTTGACCTCGATCGTCACGGCGCCGCGGGCCTCTTGCTCGGGGGCCGACGCCAGCGACAGGGCGAAGCCCTTGCCCTTGCGGGCGACGGTCTGGATCAGGCTGGCAATGACGTCGTCGATCGGCTGATCCGGGCCGACGTTGACGGGGTTTGTAGTGCCGGAAACCGGCGGGGGAAAACTGGCCATGATGCGATTCCTTCCCGTTCGTGCGGGGGAGTTGAGGGTGTTGACGGTTTGGGGATTACTGCGAGACGGCGCGGCGGATCGTGCCGGCGACGGGCGGGGCCTCGTCGATCACTTCGCCGGTCTTGCCGTCGATGGTGATGGGGCCGCCGCTGATGATCCGCCCCTTGGCGTCGAAGATCAGTTGTTGGTCGGGCTCCTCGTTCGTGCCGATCGGCTGGCAGAGCAGGTGCCCGGACTTCTCGACGACGACCGACGCCTTTTCCGGGGCGGACGGGGTCTTGACGTTCAGAGTCGTCTTGACGACGAAATACGTCTCGCTGTCTTTCATCCGCTGGATCGACACGCCGATCTGCACGACGGCCTTGCCGGTCTTGACCTCGGTCTGCTGCTCGAACTCGCGGAGGTTCTTGTAAGCCTTGCGGATCGCCGCGTTCACTTGCTTGATGAACTGGCCTTCGTCGATCAGCTCGATGCCGATCTGGAGCATCGCGCCGGGGGGAAGAGGGGACTTGTCTAACTCGGGCATCGTTCGTCCTTCCCGGTCTGGCCGGGCGTGTGTGTTCGTCACTCAAAAGTCCGGCCGGTCGGTCAGGGCCGGCGCGGGTGTTCGCCGCCAACACAGCGGCTCGGTTTCGCGTCACTCCCCCACCCACCACACGTCCGGCTCCGTCTCGTCGGGCTCGCCGAACGACTCTTGCAACTCCCGCAACGACGCCGCGGCCATTTCGTCGGCGATCGCGGCGGCCAGGCTGGGCGGGTCGTCGGGGGTCATGGTCAATTCGCCTCCACTAATTTTCCGCCTTCGACGCGATACTTGGTGGCCGGCTTAATCCCGTCCTCGCCGACGTACCCCGTCACAACCCGATACCGCTTGCCGTCCCACCAGAGGATCGTGACGATTCCGTTTTCGGCGGCGACCGCCGACCCATTCGCCCCGGCTACCGCCCAACCGGAGTAGCCCGTCGCGCTGGCGTGGCCGGAGTAGCCCGTCATTCTCGGGTCGGCAGCCAGTCCGGGGCCGCGACGTGCCCACTCTCGGGCCACTTAAAGCCGCCGTGGGCCGTCATGTCCGCGTTGCACGTCCGGAGGACCAAAACGGTCTCGGGCGAGGGCTTCGCCTTTGCCCGTTGCCCCACCTTCTGTTTCCTCTTTCCCGTCACCGTCTTCACGTTCGCTCCTCCCCGGCTCGCGGCCGGGCGTTAAGTCAGTTCGTCCGCTCGCCCCGCAACGACCGCTCGCGCCACGCCGAATCCCGCGTCAGATGGTTTTCTGCCATCCGCAACGCGTTCTCCGTCACCGCGTGAATTATCCGCTCGGCCTGTAGCTCAGCAGCCAGGCGTTGCGTCGATCGCTCGGCCGCCAACTGCCGGTCGATCGCGTCCCTCGCCTGTTGACCCGTCACGCGGTAGGCGGCGTGCGCGGCCTTGCGGCGGTCACGCTCGCGCATCACGAAAAACGCGGGCACCGGCGCGAGGGCGATGAGGATCAGGAATAGGCGGTTCACGGGGCCACCTTTCCGACGTTGCCGACGTTGCCGCGGATGGCGTCGGCGGCCTTCTCCAACGCGTAGGCGGCGGTTTCGTTCGAGCTCCAGCGCGACCGCACGAGTCGGGCGTCGGACTCCCGCTGGTCATGGGCGGCTTCGGCGCGTTGGGCGTCGATGAGGGCGGCGAACGCAGGAACCAGTGGCCCGAACGCGGTGTGCCCAACGGTCTCCATCATGCACTGCTTAACCGCCACCTCCGCCCGCGTCGGCCGCGCCTCGACGACGCCCTGGTCGGCGAGGATGACCATCGCGATCTCCCTGCCCTGCCGCATTGCACCGGCGTCGGACGGCATGTCGGGAACGCCCTTCACCACGGCGTCACGAATCAGCCTCGCCAACCGCTCGACCTCGGCGTTGTACTCGGGCGTCGGCAGGGGTTTCGTCACGGGCTTGTCCATCGCGGTCACTCCTTCGGGGTGGCGGCGCGACTGATTGGGGAGTCGCGCCGCCGGACATG